TTAGCTCATTGGTAAGCCTAGTTTGTCAAAAAAGGCCTTATTACGCTCTTTCGCCATATTAACTAAGCGATCAAATGAAATAACTTCTATGTAAGATTTAAAACCTTTGTTATAGCCAAAGTAACCTAAATGATCATGCGTAACTTGTAAATCAAGTATCTTACATCTCTGAAGTAGGCTTGGAGTAAGATCTGCAACTATGTAGCAGTAACCTGGAATATCATTTGCGTTAGGAATAGGACGACCCTGTGGCGTTTTTGTCTTACCGTTCCTTACTCGCTCTAAGTAACCAAGAGCTTGTTCAATTGGATCCTTCTCTTCACCAGCTTTTGCATCGTTACGCATAGGACGCTTAATTTCAACTACTGTAATTGAAGCAAGTGGCATCGATTTCTTATCTGAGACAAGCAGCGGATTATCATAAATGTTCATAGCCAATAAATCAGGCTCTTTACCACTGTCAGTATCAACAATCGGCATAGTAGAGAGCGGTTTATCTGATGCTAGGTAGTTGTGGAATGCCAAGCGCTCATCAACTAACCACAAGTTACAAGAATCTAAAAAAACTTCACTTGAATCTTTTCTCATCGGCATGATTAACTCATGAATGATTTCTTCTTTGGCGTACTTACCATCAGATGTACACTCGATAGAACTCTCTAACAAATCGATAATCACCTTGCGATGAGAAACATAGTTTGCTAAATCAGATTTTTTTAGATCTTCTACTTTTTGCAAATAGCTCTGGATACGTTTTTCATATCCTTCAGCTTGTTCATTTCTCTTTGGAGTCATGATTTGTTGACCTTCACATAGCAACTGACGCTCTACTGCATACCATTGCTCATGAAGATGTAACTCAACATCTTTATCAGACTTATCAGGATCAATAATTAGATCTTTATCTTCTATATAACTTGTGATTGGACGATAGCGGGGTGCATGAGTAACAATGTATTCATCAACCCTACGTTTACCAGCTGAGATGTTATTTTCTAGAACATCTTTGAGGTATATTTGTGCTCTTTTAAGAACATCTTCACGGATAACCTTTAATGAAAGAGCTTGATCTGCAAAGAGACCATCAAAGCTCTCCGCTATCTCAAATGAAGTTCGCTCTGCACGCACGTTATCATCCAAAAACTTAGACGATACATAGCACGTGTAAACAAATTCACCCGCCTCATCTGAAATCTTCTGATAAAGCCCTGGAAGCTTTCCTTGAATGCCCTCTTCTTTCACTAAACGATTAGCGGCACATAAAGACAGTTGATGTTTTTTATTAACCGAAGCCCTGAATTTAATATGCGTTAGCTCAAAGACCTCATCTAGAATATTAATCTTTTCATGTGCAGCTTGTGAGTGCATGTGAGCATCAAACAATTGATAAAGGCTAACAGTTTCTATGTCATCCTCTACAAAAATCTGAGGCACACCACCATCGCGAACGAAGTACCACAAACAATGCTCTAACAGAGCATTAGCAATTATTTCTGTACTTGATGGAACTGCTTTTCTATATGCCTTATCAAAATCATTAAGAGTTATAACTGAACCAGTTTGTTTCTGCTCAGACGCTGTGACCTGATCACCATGCACACCATTGTTACTATTAAAGGTGAACTTTCGATGGTTAAAGTTTCCTTGTTCTGAAAATACACTTGAGATATTAACTTGGTCAAATGCCTTAAGCCACAATAGACGACCAACACCTCGGCACCCTTTATCTATCTTATGGTCCGAGTCTAACGTCTGGAAAGACTTAAAATTTACGTTATTAAAACCACAACCATTATCTGTGACCTTAAACCCCAGGATAGGTGCACAAGCCGTACTACCAATATCCATCTCCTCTTGAGGTTCACGTATAATTGTCAGTGTAATTTTTCCTTGGCTAGTATTGCCCTTTTCTTCAATAGAATGGATCGAGTTAACCACCGCCTCAAATACTGGCATCAAACCGTGATTCCTTGGCAATGAAGTATTTCTCAATCTACCTCTTAGGTTAGTATGCAAACTCATTGATAGCCTCTTGAATTCGAGATGGTGATTATTAATTTTAAAATAAGATTTGCTATTACATAGTTGATGATAGATTAAGTGAAATTATAAAACTTACCAGAACTCATTTTCATTTTGGTAGCTAAGATCTCAATACTGATTTTTATCCCTCTAACCCTATTCAACGCTAAGGATATGTAGTAAATATTCCCTGCCATCATGACACCCAAAACATAACTACTTTAGCATGTTATCAACCTCTATCCGATCTACTCACTTCGCCTATTTAATGTATTGTTATCCTCCCGCTTGCTATAATTATTCGCTCTACCACTTCAGTCATTGTTTTTGAGCTAATTTCTGGCTTTAAATACAAAGGATGATACTCAATTCCGGTTCTATCTATATACGCTGCATGCAAGCCTGCAGACAAAGCACCATGAGTATCCCAATCATGGGTTGCTACAAGGTAAAGATTATCGACAGGTTCACCTAAAGCTTCTGCTGCAAATTTATAAACATTTAGATCAGGCTTAAAACTGCCAGTCTCTTCAACTGAAATTATTGAGTCAAAATACTCTGTTAATCCAGCGTTTTTCATTTGCGCTGTAATGAGCTCAAGAGAGGAATTTGAAAACGCAACGGTCTTAAAACCATTATCTCGTAGCTTATTTAAAGATTCTTTAATATCTGAGTGTGCTGGCAAGCTTGCAAAAGAAGTTAATAAGGCACCTTGAGCTTTACTTGTTAAGTTACAATTATAACGTTGTGCAAGGGCTTCAAGCGTAGTGCTTGCTAATTCAGCAAAGGTGGTCTTTACATTTGTTGCAATACAAACTGTTGAGGAATGTAAAAGCTTAGAAAACCAAAGAGATAAAGCATCATCGCTACCAAAAACAGCCTTAAACTTAGGTCGTAATGATTCTAAATTTAAAACAGTTTCATTTATATCAAATAGAATTACTTTTTTTGTCATGCTAACACCTTTGACTAAATCAAACTTAACAGCGCATCATAATCAATCTGTTATGCATGATTTTCAACTTGTAATCTAGCAATATTAACTTGTCTGTGATTGATTCTACTTTGAACCCCATTATTGTTTGGGATAATTTGCGTTAAATCTATCAATGACTGTTTTCATCTTTCTTTCAACATTCTTTATGCGCAAATCTTTGTCCTTTTGAGAAATACTTAGGGCATAAATAGCATTTCTTTGCTTTCGTAACAGCTTGAGTTGCTTATCTGTTGATTTGAGTAACGGCATTAATTTTAACTGTTGCTTATACTGCCCCATAAACGCCTGTCGTTTAGCGCCAGATAAACTCTTAGCTTCATCAGCAATCTGCATCAATTCATCGCGTCTTTGATAGAACTTCTGCTGGTCTTCATATGGCATAACACGACCAGAGACTCGAGATAAGAACGCAACCTGACTCGACTCTACATCCTCACCTTCTAATCTATCTATAAGTCCTGGAACTTTTACATCGGCAAAGCGTAAAGCTGCCCCACCGAGATAGCCTATAATGTATTGCAGAATATCTGGACTAACATCAATACCTCCGGAGCGAAACTCACTACCTCCAGTCGTTTGATTCAACCATTTCGCGATATACTGATAGTGTTCGCTTGTACCCATCTTACTCAAGCCGCTCTCAGGCAGAGGCGTGCCAAACGGCATATTGTCTTTATATACTTGACCACCATAAAAGTTTTCATTAAGGGCAACATCTAGAAATGGTTTGGCTACAGTCGGTGCGGCATTTTTTACTATAGAGCCAAAGGCCGTATGCGACTCACTCAAACCAATCGGAGAGAAAGATCCTAATGTCGCAAGAGCAATATTACCTACAACTTGAGCATTTGTGACATTGTCACTATTAACTGCAGATTCGACCCCTGAACCAAGTACGGCAAAAATATTGTATCCGTAAGGCATTGGAATACTCCAATAACTTCCGTCTTGTTCCCCTCCTAGTAACGACTTCATAATGATAAAGTTACGCTCTTTTACGTAATTAGGTACCTTATCAAACCAGTTCTGACCATCCTCATCATTACCTGCAGAGCTACGATTAGCAATGGCAAAGGCAAAAGAGCCTGCAACAATACCCATCGCAATCTTTTGTGCCTGGTTTAAGTTCTGCCATTTGAGCTTCCCATCACCATTAAGCCCATACATGGTGCGCATAAAGTTTACTGAACCTTGTACTGATGCATTAGCAAACATATACATCGCATTAAGAGTCGTTCCCACCTCACCTCTTCGGTTGAAATTGACTGTCATGTTCTTTGCGAGGCTAGCTGATTTTTTACGACTAACACCAGCTTTTCTAGCATTAACATAAGCAGAAAGTCGGACTGCATTTTCAACAGCACCGTTTAGATTTTCGATAAATCCTGTGGTAGAACTCAATAGCTTGTAAACTCTACCCTTTGTGGTACCTGATGCCATGGCTACCATGCGATCAAGTTCTTTTGCTTGGGCGTCGACATCCTTCATATCAAACCAACCAGTTTTGCCACCATCGGACATGAAGTCCTCAAAGTAATTTTGCCACACCTTCCCCAGAGCTGTATCAAGCGATTTACCTCGTAATGAGGCATAAACAGCTCTCATGGCTTTAGGAATATCTTTAATAGTTTGTTTTGCTACTTTTTGACCTTTAATTTTGCCATCATCACGGGTTTGTTCTGCTGATAAATTCAAGAATGCAGTTTGGATATCGCGTGCAAAGTTACCGACCACAAACTCAGGGTTGTAAGATGTATTTACTGTTGCTAAAAATCGATTAACTTTGGCCATAGTGCGGATAACGCCATTACTAGTATCAGGCCCCATGTTCTTCATCGCATTCATCAAACGAGAGTCATGGAGCTTAATATAATAGACCTTGCCATCTTTCTTAGTTGGGAAATAATAATCAGACATCATACCCATAGGAACAGCTCGATCGATTACGGTCCTTTCTTTCTTGCCTGTAATTGCGTTCTTTCTCTCAACAATATCAGGTACCGTATCTGGATGTTCGTTTGTAAATACCTGCCAATAATCAGGAGATGGATTATCTTGAACTAATTTCAACAGAGTATTACCCACCTCATTTTTCTGAGCTCGGATTAATTTTTCTGTTAAATCAATAATGGCATAGCTGCTTGGAGATTCAGCCATAGATTGACGGCCTTTAGCTGCCTTTGATTCTTTTCCACCAATACTAAAACCTTTGCCAGTTCGTGGTAATGATGGTTCATCCTTAGCTATCCCCTTTAACGGAACATAATGCTTATAGTGGGATTGCCAAGTATCTACCAGTTCATCAGATTCAAGACCACTGGCTTTTATAACCTCACGCTGCTTTGCAATCATGGCATCAATAATATGAGCTAACTCATCATATTGCTTTTGTTTACCACTTTGTCTGATTTCATCTAATTTGGCTGCTGCATCCGAATTTGTCATGCCAGAACCGCCATCAGGAAACTTAGGATTAATTTTAGCAATATACGTATTACGTTCTTGTGCGTGGCGAGCAATCAAGTATTCATCTAATTTAGCTTGGTTAATATTAAACTTGGCCATCTTGTCAGCTAGAGGCTGGATATACTTTTCTTTCATTAAGCGCAAATCATTTTCAGATTTGCCATGAAATAGCTCTTCAGCTAAATAAACATCATTATTCTCATCCACTTTACCACCAGCTTGAGCGATATTTTTCTGTAGCGCTTTTAAAACATGAAACTTGTCCGCCAAATTTCGAATAGCTTGAGATTTAAGGTTTTCAGCTGGGATATCAAACCCTGCTGAAGTTTTTTTTGTAGTTCCTTGAGCGATTTTTCGCGCCTTATCAACGGCTGTAAGAAAGGCATCACGATCAAATAAACCATTAGCAGCTTTAGTCTTACTAAATTTTGTTCGTGATAAACGACCATGACGGCTCCCTTTCGGAGGCTCAGTACCAGGTCCCCATTCATTAACAGATTTAATGCGCTCAGTTAAGGTTTGAACAATGTTATGCAGTTCAGCTTCCGTGATGTCAGATTGCGATATGAGCCCAACTTTTCTCAATGCTTGTGCAATCGCACTGACAATACGGTCATACCATTGTTGAATAGTATTTCTATCAGTCTCAGCCACATGTGCCAAAACTTCTTCAACAAAACCATTGAGATCAGAACGATTGTAGTTTTTCTCAACTTCCTCAATTAACGGTTTAAGATGTTTAGATTCAAGACCAGAGTAAACCATCTTTAATATTCGACCGTATTCTGTATCTCCAACTACCGCTCGTAGGCCATGATGGACAAGGATTTCATGTCGTAATTTATTTCTAAGCTCTTTTGTATTTGCAATATTATCAGCAACTACGACAACTGACGCTGACACTTCATCATAGAATGCATTAATCTTATAGTCATCAAGCTTTGCACCTAAAATATGCTCTGCTTCAGCTTGGGTCTGGACAACCTTAATAGATACGCCAGCACCGCCTTTATACTGACGCAGCCATGACTGAACGGCTAACTTAGCCTGTTTCAAAGGCATACCTTTCGATAACGTCTCAGGTTCTGGAGTGAATGATTCTTTAGAAAAAAGCATAACACGACCATCGTCAAACTTATTTTCTTCGATCGTATTAAATAAATGGTCATATGCTCGACGAATGCTTTCTGACTCCGCTTGGTTCGGATATGGATATGAATTGGTTAAGGAACTATTTTCTTTCGCATCTCCGTTCCAGGCCTGTTCACTCACGATATTAGCTAAGAAATCATTACGCACATTTTGATCAGTTAGCTTAGCAATAAGATAAGATTCAAAAGAGCGCGCACTCATTTCTTCAGGAGTCGACCAATAATCTTTCACTCTTTTTTTATCTAATAGTATTGAACGCTTAACTAAGTCACTACTATTTATGGTACTCATGACCTCTTTAAATGCTGCGTGCATTTCAGCCCGAACAACCATCTCTTGTCGGCCTTTCAAAGAACGTAATGTCATCATCGCATCAGGATCTATACCGTGATTTGAAACGTCCATCTTGCCAAAGTAGTTATCTAGAGCATGCCACCACTCATGGCCAAGTGATCCAGCCCCTCTTTTTTTAGTGAGATTTATCACTATTTTCCCAGGTTCATAGTGGGCTTTTGCGGCATTTTTACCACCAATACCCCTAGCACCAAAAGCTAAACCAAGTTCGCCATTAAGAGAGATAGCTTGAGGGGATATGTTTAAAACAGCAGCCATATCCATTAGCGCATCATAGGCTTCATTAACCATAGCTTGACGTTTTTTTTGATCGACCCAGTTACCAAACTCAACGCCACGAAAACCAAACGCTTTAGCAAAGTCATCCGCTGACACATCACGGCCTTGGCGTATGTCCTCACCAACGCGAGGATGGTTCTCATCACTTCGAGGTGCTGGTTCATATTTCTCACGAGCTAATTTCTGACTTAACCTTTCATTATCTTCATTAAGGATCTGCCTTGCTTCTTTGATTGTATCGATAGGACCATCAAGCTCGATATAAGCTCGCCCGACTTTTTTACCAATAAAGTAACCATGGATACTGCGCTTTGTGTAAATATCAAACGAGACTAACTTCGGTTCATCTTTAGTACTTTCACTCAACTCTTGATACTTACTTTTAAATTTTGCAATAGCTTCAGATTGAGTATCGCCAAAAGACATCATACGAGGCCAATGATTTAAACCATTTGCTTTAGCTGTTCGCTCCACTGTCCAAATATTTTTCGGCGGATTGAATTGTTGTCCGTTAAACAGAGAATATTCGCCTTTTGAAACCGTAAAAGCAGCAAGACTGTGTTCGTGTCCCATAGCTTCGTACAACACAGCCCGCCCTGAAACTTTGTGAATTTCTCGACTGGGGGATGTATTTAAAATGGCCTGAGTTTGCGCTTGAGTAATAGAGCCATCTAATAGCCTTAGTGCTACTTCACGTAAAGTTCGAACATTTTGAGCCCAACGGGTAACCTTATAGCTCGCTCGCGGTTTAGATGGAATACTTTCTCGTATTGCACGAAATAAGCTTAAAGCTTCAAGTGAGCCTCCTTGACTAAGCATGGCTTGATAATTAGGTTGAGGCCATGACTTAGAAAAAGGCAAAGACTGTAGATCACCTTGTGTTTTACCTTCTATTGTCGATGAATAGGCATCCCAAATATCTTTTCTAGCCCCTCCAATCTTCTCGCCAACATCTTGAATATCATTTGAAGTTGGAAGTACTTGCTCTAAAGACTTTTTATCATTATTTTTCTTATTTGATGGTTCCTTTCGTTCATCTGTTGTCAATTTTGGAGTCGATTTTTTCTTAGTATCATTAGCGTTACTATTTTCTATCGTTACTGCAGCTCCTCTTGTCCCGCTTCTGGATTTTGACCTATCTTCTTGTTCAGATTGCGCACTGCTCTTGTGTGACCGTTCTTCAATGCCTGAAGAATTCGCGCCTTCGGTAGCTGGTTTAACGTCTTCCACGTTTGAGATTGTTTGTTGATCGGCATAATCTACTTCTCCTAATTTAGAAACCAATTGAGCGGTTGTTAATTGACCTTCCTCATATTCTTTAATTAAATGTTCGGTAGTTTGACGATCAACTAATGATGCTTGATAAATAGAATCATCTAATAAACTTTCAACAGTTTCAGAGTATTCCTGTTCAATATTCTTACTGTAATCAGAAGCTACCCAATCTGGTAACCCTAAGTCTTGAGATGCCTGTTTTAACTTTTGTTCGCGTTTTACTCGCCGATGTTCACGACGTATATTACGTTCATTACGTCGAGCCTCGATACCACCGGCTTGTTCAATACGTCCTGTTTCAATAACGTCCATGGCCTCATTAACAATCTCTGCTTGTCGATCACCTAATTTTCCACCTCGCAGAGATTTACTAATGGCTGTTTTAACTCGATCAGCACCATATTCACGTACTAAATCATATAAAGCAGAACCATACTCTGTTTCTGTTAGTGCATCCGATTGTTGACTAAAATGCCGTTCGTTATTATTAACTTCACCATCCACTAAATCCAAAACCGCATTGGCATCTAATTTTTGTCCGTCACGAGTGCGATAACCCAACTCATTCAATGTTTCAGCTAACTCATCGAATGTTCGTCCCTTTGTTGCTGGAAACAATTTATTCTTTTTGAAAGAAGCAGGATCAATACCTTCACTTTGAGCAACCCCTCGTTCGATTCCTCCTAACTTAGAGATTGCATCCGATATTGAATCAACTTGCACATTGATGCTTTGACTTCTGCTTAAAGACGCTGCTTCATCAGCAATAGAAACTAATCGATTACGATATTCAGGACGAGTAAACCTACCAGATCCCTTCAAAGGCTGTAGTGCTAATGGAATTTTCGTATTACGCCGGTTTGCTAAGAACTTAAGTTGACGTAATTTACTCTTAGGAATACCACCGTCAAATTGGGGCTCACCAACCTGTTTATCATAAATAGTGCTATCTGGTGTTACTCGCTTATCATGACCATAGATAACATCAGGCCGAGCATCTGAAACCACTAAACTCGTATTAGGAGTGTTAGCAACCAGCGTCCCATCACGAGCTACTTTCTCATCAAGTTTCGCTGGATGGCGTAGATAAGCAGGGGTATCTAAATCATTTTCAAGATCCGCTTCATTAAAAATACTCGCTGTGAGTTCTGAATTGATATTTGGCTGACTTTCTGAAGAACCAATATTCCCCTCATCACTTTGAGCGTGCGCATTTTGTTGTCGACTATGAGCTGAAGTATTTTCAAAATCATTAGGGTAAGAACTATTGATAACCTCAGAGGATATCTCTCTTGCCACAGGTTCATTGGTAATGTTTGTATTTACTGGTTCTTGGGGTGGAATGGTTTCATTACTTTCTAGTATAGGTTTAGTATCAACTTTTCCGCGAATACCTCCTATCGCCCCCATACTGCCCCCCATGGCAGCGCCCATTAACAAACCACCGGCAGCCGCTTCAGATACCCCTTTGTTTGGATCAATATTTGTCCCTTGATATTGATTTGAGACGTCATTACTAACTCGTTGCTGTACTCCTTCTTGAATAGCCTCTGTAGGAGCTTCTCGAAATACACCTTCAGCAAAGCCTCGTAAGCCGCTTTTACTATTTTTGAAACCTTTTAATAATGCATTTGCCAATGGCGCATCACCAAGCATCGTTGCTGCAACACTCGCTGCAACATTACGGGGATCAGCCATTGCCGCACGTGATGCTTGATTACTTACAGCCTCTTTTGCAAGCTCAAATTTCTCACCATCAGACAGATGTGTATATTGAGGATCCCTGTCAATTTCAATAAATGCATCCTGATATTGTTGAGAATTCATCAATTGACGATGATCTGCATCTATCACACCTAGGCGAGCATCACTCCCTTGAGATCCTAAATCCGTAACTATCCCTGTACTAATCGTTGGTGATTTCAACAAAAGGTTTAAAGCAATAGGAGCCGCTTTAGAAGCTAGAGTAGCGTTCGCACCAGATCGAATCATTGCATTTGTCACACTAGGTAATAGCGCACTTGCGGAAATACCCCCCGAAGCTATAGCACTTGCAATAGTTGGTGCCATATATCCCATAGATTTACTGAACTGCAGTCCCCATACAGCAGGATCCGTTGAAACTTTCCATTTATCCGCATCTTTCCAAGTCAGAGGTTCATTCAAGGCCTCTTTGGCATCCTCACTTAAGCTATCTTCGATTCTCTTTGCAGCAGAGCTTAACGCTTTTTTCATATAGGGTGTTGCTACGGTAGCCGCTCTAACTAATGGCATATTTTGAACGACGCTACTAATATTAGACATCCACCCATCATCAGAATTGGCTTTACCTTGTAATAATTTTAAGGCTTGATCTTGTACTTCAGCAGCACCTTCCAATGAGCGTAATCCGCCACCAATAAACGCTTTTGCATTATCAGTAAAACCTACCTCATGATTTTTAACCTGACGTGGAAAAAAATCAGCAAGTGAGAAATTCTCAGGCAAATCATAACCTGAATTAGACATGTCGGTTTGAGCCTGCACAGTTGCTTTAGGATCAATGCCTCGGCCCAGTAATTTCTCACTCATAGCAAAACCTCGTAAAATGATAATAAAAAAACCACTGCGCCTTTTCGGTGCAGTGGTTTAAGCATTCTTTTCCATAATGGATACATTATGCGCTAAGTTTAGGATAGCAACGAGATACAGATATTAAGGGTGAATCAATTGCAACCTACTCAATCCTTTCCCAGTATTTTAGCTGCCTGAGCAACACTAATAGCATCAGAGGCAGCTTCAATTTTTTCAGCAAAAGCTACTTTAGGCATATCAGCTTTAATTCGTAATTCAAGTCCCTTATTTTCTTGCTGTAATCTTAACCGTTCTTCTTCTGATTGCATTGTTAAGCTCATTACGCATATCGAAGAACGCTTTCACTAATGTTTTTTTGAATTTTTTCACAACATCACTATTTCTTATATAGGTAATCTGTAACGTTGCATGCTACTCATTTAATATAGCGTATTCAGTAAGTCTACCGGCCAGATTGAATTCTGGATTTCAAATCCAATATTACCAAACCAATTGAAATAAAATAAGTTATTACGAGGAAGCTTAATTACCAAGGCATGTTCCATACCCACATATTCTGAAATAATGATAGTACTCCAAAATGTAAGCTGCTCGTCTATAACTGGACAGAGGGCCTGGTTTTTCATTAGATAGTTGCGCTATATTACCTGTATGTTTACACCTGTAATTTGGTTAATACATTTAAGGCCTCAGTGTTCCAGCACTGAGGCTTTTTTGATCTACTCTTTACTCGTATCTTTATAAAGAGATCCTTTCATTCCCTTTTCTAATACATGAACTAATTCATTATACTATTCCCATGCTTTAGAAAAGGAATTATGCCGAAAAGCTTCTGCTAATCCTGTCACTTGTTGCATGCGTAAAACCTCATCATTATCCATCCCCAATTCTTGGCAAATTTCATCATTAGACCAATTCATATCTCGTAATTTAATAACTAACTTTGAGGTAAGTTCAACCTGATGTACACCCCGCGCAATGTTATGTCGGATAGACGAAGACATCCGGTTATCAATCGTTTTATCTAAAATGACAACTGGTATGTAATTACTCAGTGAATTATTTATTTCATCATCATTTTTAATGATTTGGCTACGATGATAACCATCAATAATGACATAATCCTCAGTATCCGGTAGTTTTCCGACAACAACAGGCATCGTTACACCATCTTTTTTAATTGAATGCGTTAGCAATTTAAATTCAGGAGGAGCCACTTTGTTCGGGTTATAATCATTATCTTTAACCAATGCACTATCTACTAACTTCACATTCAGGCTTGGATGTTTAAACTCTACAATTTTTGCTGATATATCAGAAAGTTGATTAAATATTTCAACTCTTTCTTCAACAGTTAAATCTAATAAATCAGATACATCTAGTTCATTTAGTGCTTTGAGTAATTGGATAAAATTGCTTGTAGAGCTCATCATTACCTCTTCAAAAAATAATCGTTATAAAGTTGGATATAGTGGTTAGTGATTTTTTTATTTTGACTAAAAGACAAACCTCTACACCAATAATCATTTTTAATTAATACCTTACAGATGCGCCGCCAACTTGGTACGATTTTCTGAGCTTCTAATTTTTTATCAGCACAATCTGGAATATTTGAAACACCAAACTTCTTACCATTCTTGCGCCACCAAACTAAGAATTTGAAGATACGAGAGCGATAATGTTCAGATAAATGAGGAGGCATGCTATTGAGTAGATATTTACTGTACTGCTTATATGTGTAGCCATCAGGAAGGTCAAAGCGATAGTACCCGACAATATGTCCTTGTTTCTTACTATAGCGAGCGCCAAAATTACATCCTTCAACGCGCTCAACAAGTTTTTGCCAGGTTTGAGGTTCTAATATTTGATAAAGCCATAAACCTTTACGTTGATCATCTCCAAAAGGCTGACACAAACGTTGTTGAGCTAAACTAACTCCTGCTAAATTCATAAGATCATAAATAGCATTATAATCCCACCCAAACTTACCATTTGCCGTCCAGACATCATTAACATGCCAATCATAAATAGGATAAGCGTTATACACATCATCACTAAGGCGTGTTGTCCAGCGCAGTCCACCAAATGTCTTCTTATACTCGTTTTTAATGGTACGGTAACGATTAAGAGATTCATCTGAACGTATTGCAACTAAACAAGCACATCGTGTTTTTTTAAGATCTTGGTACCAGCGACCAAACTCAACAACAAATTCCTCAAACTCCATCCCTATTTTGAAATATGGGAAGAAATTTATATCACTTATCACGGAGTAGTGTTTAGGCAATGGTCTAAGCCAGCGATCTTTCTCATCAGGGTTCCAGCAAATCCACTTAGGTTGAAACTGAGATGTCGCATTGCGCAAACTTAAAGGAAGACAGACCCAAAATGGATTAATTTCATTACGCTCTACCATACGATTAATAAAATCAATTGTATGGCTATACTGAGCTTCAAGATCAATGATGAGAACATCCACGGGTAATCGATCTAAACGCCGAGCTTCCTCTATGGCCAAATTAAGTAAAACGCCAGAATCCTTGCCACCTGAAAACGAGATATAAAAGTGGGGGAAATTATTTAGAATCAGTTGGATCCGCTCTCTAGCAGCTACATTAACGTCAACATTTAGTGCTTTTTTCATAACTAACAGAAACTAAAAATACACAGGTGACATACATATTAACTATTATTAGAGCAAAGTAACGTAAAATTGTATTATAAATATACAAAAACCTTTCCGATACCCACAGGGCATCATTTTGCTGTTTGATAATATCGCATCCGTAAAGACTCTGCGTCTGAAGATATCTGCTCTTGTTCTTTCTTTTTAGTTAGTGAAGCGTATGCAGAGTCAAGCACCTCTGGTGTGACATTTGATAAATCTTCTCCTCGTTTAAGAAGAGCCTCAATAAACGCCTTTTTATTGGGATCAGTTGCCCAAGTATCATAGACTGATTGAGCCTGATTAGGGGATGTTTCTTGTAAATTACTACCCGATTTATTATAGAGAGTGTTAATCTGCTCTAATCGTGCTTTCACCTGCTGATCAACATTCTCTATTTGCTGTTGAAGTTCTGGGGTCATAATTCCACCAGCATTTTCCATCAATTTAGATTTAGTTTTTTCACTATTGTTATAAACATCATTTACTACTTTACGATATTCTTTTTGTAGTTCACGTGATACTTGGTTACTCTGAGGGGTAAAAAGTTTATCGTAATACTGAGAAGATGCAGCTCTTCTCGCCATTCCCAATTGACCTGTTAAGTCTTTCATTGCTGACTCAAGAGGTATCACCATGACATTATCACTCTTATCGGTAGAGCGATTTTGAGTAACGGGTCGTATACCACCTGAACTGCCGTCTTCGTAGAAAACTTCCATCCCAAGAACTAGACCAGGTTGTTCTCCCTCTTGGTTGGGATCTATATCAGCTCTTGGAGTTATACGGGCTAATTTAGTTGCAGCGATGGTCTTGCCCGATGCATCTTTTGAGCCAATAGCTGCATTCAAGTTAGTCCGGTAAATCACATCAAGATCATCAACTAAGCTATCAACACTCAGCTCACCAGAAAGCACTTTAGGCATATTAACTTCAACATTTTTAAATGAAGTAAGTAGTTCTGGCGTATAACGACGAATATCATAAGCACCACCTTTAATATTCGGATCGTCAAAAATAGGATCAAGTATCCCAGTTTGTTGAAACTTCTGCCACCCAGCATCGAGTAATACTGCATTATCATTAAGGAATTGCTGACGCTTTAGCTGTGATGCCCTAGTGGTGTTGTATTCCAAGCGTGATTGAGTCGCTATTCTTTCTTGATTATCAAGTCTATTTTGTCTTGCTCGTTGTTCTTGATATCGTTCTTCATCTCTTAAATCAAGCCGATTTTGCCGTTCAATGCTATCTGTGTATCGACGATTAATTTCAGCTCTATCTTCATCGGCCAAGCGAAGACTACGCTGTCGTTCATTTACCCTCTCTTGTCGAGAGTAATGTCTCTCCATTAAATCAAAACCACGCAAAGCCCCATCCATAAAACCTCGGGTATCCATCACCATATAACCCCCAAATTAAAATAACTCACCAAGGATCAACCCTGCACCAGCACCAAGCAATGCACCAACAGGCCCCCCCGCCATAGCTCCAATTGCTGCACCTGAGCCAATAGAGCCCATAGTCTGTGTTCTTTGAGCATTCTTTAGTTGTTGATTTATCTGTTCCCGTTCCTGTTCTTGATTAACAGCATTACGTAATCCATTTAAAGCTTGTTGGCGAGTATCTTGTCCCAAAGATAATAATCCATATGACATTACATACCTCCGATATTAATCTTCTCTCTTAATCCCATTCCTGAGCCAGACAAAATTCCCATTGAGCGTTCTTGCTCTGATTCTCGAATGGCATTTTTAGCGCTGGCTAATCCAAGTGCTTGTCTTGCTTCAGTATTCGGAGATGGGCTAGCGTCGACACCATATCTAGCCATATGGTTTATATTACTTTGGGTTGCTGAACGCATAGAATCTTGCATATTTCTGTCAACACGATTGATCTGTTCAGTTGCTAACTCTCCCGATACAGCCTTATCTAATAGCTCCTTTTGTTTGGGATAAAACCTCTGTTCCCAATCTTCATACATTTGACGAGTTATATTGGCATAAGTATCTGATGCAATACCCATATTTATATCCTTAAGTTATCATTGTTCCACTTGGATTAGAGCGATTGTTGTATGTATTCATTCGCTTGGTAGTTGAAATCCCATCAACACTAGCACCATCTAAGAATGCGCTTTTAAATGATGGCAATTGACGAAGTCCAGCAGAAACACCCACTCCTGTAGCTGTACCTATTAACTGATTATTTGCAGCTCGACGGTTAAATGAGTCATAAGCATCAGATGTCGCCTTTCTCAGACTAGCATTAGCAACATCACCCATGCTCGTGAGGGCTTCACTCTTTTGCCCCATCCCCATGGCGGTTACACCTTGAAGACCAGCTAAATACTTATCTTGCTCTGATGATTGGGCTCGATTAACGGTATCTGATAACTCTAATCCTTGATCATCGGATAGATTCGCTTGCGCATTCTGAAATTTCTGGCTACTTGGATCCACGCCATTTTCAGCCATACTTTGATCTAATTGCTTACGTGCCTGGTTAAAGCTTGATGCATATGAAAGTCCAGCAGTTTGCTTTGCTTTCTCCATATTGCGTGAAGAGTTAAAGTTATCGACTCGCTGAATGAAATTATCTTCAAATTTTTTTAGTTCATTCTGATAAAGAGCCCATTGCTTATTGGCTACTTCTGATTGCATTTTCTGCGCGGTAGTCTCTTGCACTTCTTGTGATTTGCGGCCACCCATGATCACAACCTCTTAGTCCAATACATCACATTATTATCAGTAGAAACCCATTTCCACCTCTGCTGATCTAAAAGTGGGATCAGCCCTTTTACTGCAGTACACAACTCTAATCCTTTAGCTCCAATATCAAGAGATAAACGCTCTATCGTTTCTTGATATCGAGCAATAGCATTATTCCCCCAATTAAAGGCAAACATTACATTCACGATAGTTTCACCATCTTGAAATAAGGGTTCTAAAACAAAGAAACCATCATCACCAATAAACAAAAAGGCTCTACCTTCTGATAGAGCCTTGTCAGTATCATCAGCAAATTGATGATGGTTATTACTTTCTATTGTTTTTATAACGGGGTAAAGCTTACTTCGGACTTCATCCCATGATTGCAGAGCTATTTCATTCATCAACAATATTTAACAGTTTGAATTTTAAACATTAATCGTAACTGACTTATAATAATGCATCTTAATTGTTTGTGGAGCCATTCCTACCCCAGAAGAATTACCATTTTGGTTCCAACCTCGAATTTGCAATACACATCGACTCCGCCTTCTTGCTGGAAAATTCACGACAGTGACTTTACTTATGTCTGCTACATCTCTTGACGATTTTTCATTCAAGTCTTGATATCGATTACTCACACCATCTTCAATATAAAGCCGACAATCAATATAAGCTCCTCCATAATCAATATCTATCTCAGGAATATCTAAGCTTTTATCAATATCTTCGGGATCTAATACAAACTCTAAAGCATTATGCCAATCATTTGATGTGCCTGTGTTTGTATTGAATCGATACCCATTCGCTTTATAAATATTGATCCGTTTATAAACGTCACCTTTGATTTGTGCCACGCTTAGCGTCCCTTCAATAACACAATTATTTAAGATCCTTACATTATCAAAACTTCCACCATAAGCTTGAATCTGATCACTTTGTAGCACACCATTTGCAGATATATATGTGTGATAACCGTTAAAACGGCCACCGGGCCCAAAACCTGCCCATCCCCCAGTAATTTTGCCTCCATTAATCTCTGGCGATTCAATGCTAATACCTGCTTTAACTTCATCCGCAACAATGCGTTGGGCGGTTAAAATCTGAATTGTCGCAGTTTCAATTAATGCCTTAGGTATGACGACCTTACCTCCGTCGATGGCAAATAGCGGCTGCGTTTCACCACCTGCAACATTTGGATCGAACACAAAAAATTGAGAAGCAGCAATAGCAACTTGGCTAGTTCCGTCCGATTTAGAGAGCAAACCAATGCCTGCCGTTATCTCTTCTGTTTGAGTTTTGATACTCCACATAGTCTGATAAGCCTTGGAACCATTTTCATTAATAGAGTCAAGGGTTTGCTGTTGCTCAGTAACTGATGATGAGATGTTCGAAATATTCGATGACAGTGTTGTAATGAGCTCTGAATCTTTCATTTGAGTGCCAATCTCATCAATTATGTTCTCAATACTCGAGCTGGTTGACACCCTAATTCCATCAACACCTTGATATGGTCCCGGTATATTCTTGGTATTAATGAAACGACACCAATAATAAAATGCAGAGCCAGGCTCAACAACATCTCCAAAAACGGTAGCGGGCGTTGTTGCAATTAAAACCGCCTGTTTAATATTTGGGGCTGAATTATCCTTGTTTGGTACCGCTCTCCATATCTCAGCATAAGCAAATCCATTAAATGTAGGATTCTTCCATTCAAGCATAATGGCACCAAAACCGCCAAAGCCAGAAAAGCCAACCGGTGCATGGGGTCGCTCAATGAGTTTATCTTCGGGTAAAGTAGGCAGTACAGGTGTTGTTATCACTGAACCTTGCGTATTTCGGGTAACACTAATTAACCCCAGCTGTGCGAGCTCTCGAACCGTAATTGCCCTATCAAGTCCATTACCTCGCTGACCAGTTAACAACTCCATATTCTCTTGTAATGCAGCAGGATCTCGTCCACCTCTAAAGCCGGTCACCTTACTTCGATTAGAGGCCATTACGCTAACTCCTGCATAGAGCTGGCTATGGCTAAGCGTTCTACTTCTGCATCACCTGAAACTTCAATCTGCCAATTGGTCGCTCTTACTGCAGGTAATCGAAAGCCTCTCTCTGTTAACTCACCTACCGATAGGGAATAAATCTCGTTGTTATCAGCAATAACCTTAACCGAGAGTTTAGAAACATTTGATGAAATCACCCGAGCACATGACATCAGACTGTCTGTGGGTAATTGGAAAACTTTACTACGCCAAGTAAACGATAAATGAGTATCTCCTCCTTGCCAGATACTCAGTTGTTCTCCTTTTACTATAAATAACTCATCACGCTCTAAATCAGAAAATCCACAATCCCATTGATTAGATAACTCTCTAAAATCCTGAGAGACTGGATCGAAGATAAAACTACCCGTATCTGATGTTCCTACATATAGCCCCTCAACTACCCATGCTCTTATTGTCTGGGGTATTTTCTTTTGCCACTGTAAACGAGTGATCAATTGCTCCGTGATCGTTATTGCACCATCGCTGCCAATAGCAACCAGACCATCAGGGGATGCATAAATAACCGTTCCATTTACCACGACTATAGATTCTGCACTCACACAAGCCTGTTCTGATGCTATCTTAGTACCATTAATAGCACTTGGCGTTACGCCTGAGAAAAGATAAGGATACCCTTTGGTAAGGACAACTAGGCTCGTACCAATCGCCGCAATCCCTACAATTGGATGTTCAGTAGTACCTCGATATCCTTTTGGCCAAGCGTAAGGAAGATAGGCCTCAGAAAACATCACCTCGTTTCCGGCAAAACCCGCACAGATACCATTAGCCATTTGACATAAGCCACGCATATTTTCATCTGGAACAGCAAAATCCCATGTTTCTAAAATAGGGCCATTTATTGTTTTTACTGCGTCCAAATAACGTTCCTGCGAGATAGGCAACTCTGCTACCAACATATACTCAGCGCTATTATTGCTTGTCACGCTTCGATATAGCCGTGTATGCGTTATGTTATTTTTGTTCTGCTCAGGACGAGCTAAAAGGAGGTGAACGGTAGAGCCCGGTTTCTCTATTAGAATTTCAGAGCTGGGCAACGATGGCATCCCCTCTTCACCAAACCGAGTTACATAGGTCTGAATGTAAAAACGCGTCTCATCATCAAACAAAGCCGCTTCGCCTTGTGACGGTTCTTCACCCGTTGAATCATCAATAGATTCAATAACAGGTTTAGTTGCTGGAGCCGGTACGCCAAGCTCATAACTCGCAGCAGGACTCACTGGACCAATAGCGATATCTTGGGCAGTAACTTTCGGTTTTCCATCTCCTGTAAAATAGACTCGCTGCCATTTATCTTGAGCCATTGGGTTATGAATAGCTTCAACTTTCTTTTGCCAGGTAAACCAATGCTCATCATTATATTTGAATAATGTTTTCACCAAAATTGGAAAAGTTCGCATCCATTTATCTGCTTTTATTGGTGAGATGATCCCATTTTCAAACTGACAGTCTATAGCTTTGACGGATGATTCATTGGGTAAAAGATGAGGTTTTAATCGAGGGATTTCACCTTTCATTAAAGGAATATTTATTAACATAAGTTAGCTCTATTGATTCACTCAATATCATCTTGGCTATAGCTATACAGATAAATCACACCCTTCTCACTTCCTGATGGCAGAAAGGCTAAAGTTAATGGATCTCCTAATGACGGTTTGATATAGCATTCAGCTGAGCTAGAGAACTTAAAGATAAGATTACTTGCATAAGCGCTAGTAACATACAGATAAATATCGTACCAATCAGAAGTAACATTGTGAGTATAAATTTTCGTGAAAAAGCGCTCTGTATGAATTTGATGGGTATATACTCTACAGTTAATCCCTTTTGGGTTACCATTTCCAGAACGAATAATAATTCGATTATGATCGCATTGAGAATAATGGCCGACGTTATACCCCCCCCCTCCAGTCATCTCAATCTCTGCTGTAGTTCCATTCTGTGGAATATATACAGACGCAATTTTTACATATTGTCCATTTTTCCCATTTAAATTGATATTGAGAGATTTACAATATTCATAGGAAATGGAGCCAGCAAGAACGCTTCGATATTTATAGATTTCAGCTTGAGGATCTACCCCTTGATTATCGTGAATAATCGATGTTGGGTGCGGGTGGCTCGATGTTGATAATGTCTGTAAGCTTAAAAGGCATGGGACATCAGATGTACTTTCATCACTCGAAATAGAAACTCGCCCTATAAAAGATGGGTTTATCTTTTGAGCAAAACTATCTTGTACCGACTGCAATAAATATTTGCTATCTGATTCATTTTTAGAATACATATTTAGCCAAGTACGAATGGCCTCTTGGCTAGAACAAAATCGAATGTAATTATCTGTAACATTGTCAATTCGAAAAGCGAGAGCTCCTGATATAGTCTGTTGTTCAACATAATTTGAACGAAATAGTCTCGAACTAATATCACCAGAATGGTCTCGAAGAGGAACGCTATCAGCAAGCACACTTTCAGAGTGAACCTTATTTGGAACAAGATTAAGACCTACATCTTCTTTGGTGAGATTAACAACACCTCGCTGACCATTTATGGATGTAACGTTCTCCGTGTTATCTATCTTGTAATATGCATCCATACTGGCTGAATATACAATCGAATCATCAACGCCATATTCAATATTATTAACTGTACCAGCTACTGTAACTTTCCAAAAACAGGCTCTCTTAGCTCCATTAATATCAAGCGGAGGTTGAGGTGCTACACCTCTTGAAAGGTCAATACCTCCTTGCTCTATCATAGCTCCAGACAAGCTAGCAACAGCTGTTTCTGCACGCTTTGCAGCCCCTAAAGCGACTTCTTTAGCAGATAATACTTGCTCAAGGCTTTGGGAAACTTCACTTGCCTTAGTAACAGCAAGTCCTGCATTTTCAGTCGCAACACTGGCTTGAGAAATCGAAGCTTGGGAACTTTGTTCTGATAATTGAGCTGATTGCGCTGCCTCACTAGCACTAATCCTGGATTTGTCGGCTTCTTGTTGGGCTAACGGTACTTGGTTTATAGCTATTGTCGCTTTTGCTACTGCAGTATTAGCACTATCACTGGCTAAATTTGCTTGGTTTGAAGCTAATTCAACACTGTTGGCTGCTAGTATTTGACTATTTAATGAAGCGTCAGCATTGCTCTTTGCTATACCTGCCTGTTGAGTCGCAATCAATGCTTGATTTGCAGCATCATCAGCTTTCTGCTCTGCTGTATTCGCTCTTTCACCAGCAATAACCGCATAACTACTGGCTAAGTTAGCTGATCGTTTAGCTTGTGTGGAGCTTGAAGCAGCTTCATTTGCTGCCTCCAGTGCTGATTGTTCGCTACTTTTTGCATTTTTAGCACTGATAACTGCACTACTGGCTTTCTCTGTTGAAAGTTTTGCTTGCTCTTGAGCTATTAAGCTATTTTGCTCAGCATTTTGAGCTCTCGTTGCTGCAGATAATTCCGATTGTTTAGCCTCATTAGCTTTAGCCACTGCTACGTTCTTTGCATCAACAGAAACCAAAGATGCTGACAACGATTTATCAGCTGCAGATTTTGATAGTGTAGCTTGTTTTTCGGCTTCACGGACAATATCAATACTAGCAACTGCCTCAGCACGATTAGCCTCTTGCTCTGCTCTTAACGCACTTGTAGCCGCATTATCTGCACTTTCTTTAGCATTAAGCTGAAGCTGATCTACTCTCTGTTTATTTTGTTCAATCTCTCTTGAAAGGTTATCAACATGCTCATCAATTAACGTCATTTCCTGCAGTTTAATGTCAAACTGCGCTTGCATGAATTTGATCCACGCGAAAGACTGATGAGCTTCGTTTAATGCTCCCATTACATCATCACGGTACTGCTCAACGACCTGCATCAAACGAAATGTTTCTTGACTATCGGCAGCGGCGTTGTTTGCACTAAGCACTGCACGATTAGCCTGTTTTTGAGCTTTCTGAGCACTAGATGATGCTTTTGAACTAAACTGTTCAGCATCATCTTTTAAATGAATAATATTCTTCTGTATGGACAAGATTTCATCTTTAATCAACGCAACGGATTGATTAACAGCTTGTACCTCAGTTTTTATTTGTAATGTACCTTGTAAGGCACTACCACTCGCTAAAGCATTACTTTCGACTGATTGCGACAAACGCTCCACATGATTAACTGTCTCAGCTAAATCGTTGAGAGAGTTGCCTACTGTCTTTGCTAATTCAAGAAGAGCTTGATACTTATTACTTGCTTCCTCAGCAGACTGGGCCGCTTTATGCGCTGCATTTACTGCTTGTTGAACTTGCGGTGGCAATACTGGAGTCGTAATACCAACAATACTATTTAAACTTCCATTTGGCGTATCTGCCGTGATAATCGTATTGCCGATGTAACCCACATCGCTAATGCGACTCGACTGAGCATACATTTCATAAGAGCCTGGCAACAGCTCAAAATTGTAATGTCCACATTCATCGGCTTTAATGATGACAGAGGAGCCTTGTAATACTTCAATTGACGTTGCGACCGCAACAAGTTGGATCAATCCGTGCGGGATGGGTTGGTTAGCCAAATCCAGCAATACACCATAAACACGCATAGCATCACTTCACTGTAGATTGTATTAATGATTGATCTTTCTCAGCCTTTAATACCCTGTCGTCATTCATAAACAAGGCGAAAGATTGGAAATGCAATTGAGATTTTGTTGCTTCCATTGGGTTCTCACTGTCTCGTGAATACGCTCGATACATCATGAAATCAATAAGCGCTCCCAAAAAAATAGGCGGAATATCAATAAAATCCGTATCTGGAGTCACAATAGGAGCTTGCGCATAACAAATGGACACTCGAACGGACTCGTTCGGTTGAGGGTATAACCAAAACCGCCTGTCTTCGCCTTCACGTTTAGTCCAACACGACGGTGCACCTTTTTCTTTTCTCCAATAGGGATTGAGTTGATCAAGTTTTTCAATCAATACATATTGCACCGCGATGTCATCAACACTTTCGACCGATAGCAATGCAAAGCCGTCTTCGGGTATAGAAACAGGAGAGTCTGTTACATCGAGAGTTACCGTCTTGCTCGATAATGATGGACGACGCACCACGATAGCATTAAAGGCCTCGCCCAAATACGCCACTAAATCCTCTCGACGCCATCGGATCATCGCCGAGTCAATCAACTCTCTGGCAACCCGCGCGATAATATCATTCACTAACATTAATAAAACTCCCGCTTGATCTCTGGTCTTGGTCTGTATTGACGTTGCTCAACGGCGCATCGGAAAGCCTCTCGATATCCACGGATAAATAGACGCTCGTTATACTGGGCCAAATCCGGTTGAGTCCATGTTTGGTTAGGTTGCATCTGTAGCGTGGCGGCAGCCCCAGCACAAAGAGGATGGCAATAATCTAGGTACAGCATGGTTGGCAGTTGATTAGCCATCAATACAGGCTCAGCAAAAGCGTGAATATCAACCTTAGATAACTGGCGCTTAAAGACAATGTTATCAAGTCCTATCACATCATAATCTGCCCCAGGACTCAGGGGGTGACCATCACTCAATAGAGCAATAATCCCCGCTCCTTTCAATTGTGGCTGGCCTTTATCACCTAACTGCCCACCCACAGCAGAAACTTGTTGATATTCATACACCTCTTCAAAATAACGCGTCTTAAAAAGACATTGGCTTTCACGGCAAAATCGAATGGCAGCTTGGATGAGCGCCCGCTCCATGAGACCATATATCGGCACATCAACCATCGTGCGCAGTGTAGGCAAAAAGTCACTAACGGGCACCATCGTATCTACTCCTTAGTGATGTCATCATCGTTGATTAAGCTCTGGGCACGAATAGCGTCACGAACCCGTACACGATAATCGCCCACTTTTTCACTCGCCCCTTTAGGTGTTACAACAAGCTCTTCGGCTTCAACTAAGGTTTTTAATTGTATTTCGGTGAGCTTGGCCAAATCGATATCATCACCACTTAGTGTAACGACCAAACTATTTTCAAACGCCTCCTTAGTTGCTTGCTCAAGTACTTTTCGCTCTTCCTGCTCTTGGAGCATCTGCTTTTTATTAAGCTCATCGAGATATTGCTCTATCTCATGAGCGTATTTCCAAACGGTAGGGTACTCAGTCAGTTGATAAGCAACATCAACTGCAACCGGTACAGGTTCATATTGAGGAAATACAGTTCGGGTACCGCAGACGGTGTCTCGTTTAAGCTTTTTAGGGCCTACATAGACAATGGCTATTTTGTCGCTCATTTTCACTATCCTATAAACAGCAAAGCCGGCTCATGGCCGGCTCTCTTGTGTTATTGCTTGGGTTAATACCCGATAAAACGATAGGTTAAAAACACATGCAACTCGCCCGTTGCACTTGCCCCTTTAGTTACAACATCCAGACGAGTGTTATGTTCTTTAATGTGCACGGGTGCAATGATATTGTGCAAAGCCACTTTAGTGGCAACGCTTTGTTCTCCAACAAGTTCAATATCACCAACTTTAATATCGAGTTTAGCCCCCGCCCCCAATCCTTTGGTCACCACATCTACCCACAAGATCTCAACCCCAATCGGCAAATCCAACATATGAATAGTGGTGTCTTGAGGTGTTGCTTTAAGCTTAACATAAGCAACCGCGGTACTTAGATTGCCGGACGTGCCGTTATAAATAGCCTGTCCCATGCTAGGGGCAAAGATTTCAGCCATGACTCTCTCCTTTTACAACGTAATAGCAGTATCAAGGACAATCACCCCGTGATCATTAATACGCCCCGATTTATCTTGCCAACGAATTTTCTTCACCCCATTCATCCAAGCAATGGAGACTTCAGTGTTGTTATCGTGATCCACTTTTTTCTCAGTGTACTTGAATGAATTACCGCTTTCTGTTGCCCCCCAAGCGTTTGCTACCGCCTGAGCCCCTAACAGCATAGCGCGATCAATGGTGGTTTTTGCTTCAACTAATAAGGTGGTTGCCTTATTGTCGTTTTTGCACAATGAAACGGATGAGCCCTGATTAAAACGAATTGGCATTCCTTTGTATTTACGTACCAAAATATTATTGCGCATCAAGCAATCGCCTTTTAATACGGGATGATTAAAGGTACTTCGGCGGGTAAGAGCTGAGGCCACCATTTTTTGCCAATCTTTGTAATCAGAACTTTGCTGTAAATCATTCCACTGACGAGGAGTAACATTGAGCAAATAGAATGGCTCATCCCCAGAGAGTTCATCTGCCATATAGCGAATAGGTTGCAGTGGATGGGACATTTCGTCTAAAAACAAACTCAAACGCTCAATGGCATCGATATTAAAAATATCAGCTGCATCGAGTTGTTCGAAGGTGGTCGCATCCCCACCAAAGAAATGGCGGTCGTAGGTTGGAGGCGTCACCTCATTAACCATGATTTCAGCAAATTCAGGATCACTGACTAAAGGTACAATGGTGTCATCGTGTGCTTGGTTAATAAAATCGCCACGAGCGCCCGCTAAATGTACGGTCATAATCTGATCTTGCAAGTTATTAAAATACGGACCGAGCAAGGTTCGAGCGGTTTTACGCAAGTTATGGCTGGTTCGCTGTTGACTCATTTTACCGCCGGCATCCACCATATGTCGCCCTTGGTTAATTCCTAGCTCAAAGTCGCTAAATTTTAGACTCTCACCACGACCTTCAAGCTTTTTATCTCCCATAGTTGGTCGTTTAGATAATTGGTGAACAATCTGCATATCGACCTTATCACCGGCTGTTTTAGATAAATCTGTTACACGAACAACCGGTGCCCCTGGTGAGGTTTGGTTACCCTTTTTTCCTGATTTTGTATCACCTTTTGCTTGTTTTGGCACATCTTCAGTCAGCATATTGGCAAATGAACGCGCCTTGTTGACCGCAGTAAAAAGACCAACTTCTTGAATGATTTTGGCTTGTGCAGCCGTTATCGTTGTCATAGTTTACATCCAACAAAAAGCCCACCGCAGTGGTGGGCTATTAAATGAATTACAAAGGATTAATAGTCATCGGATTGCTCAAGCAAGGCTTCAATTTGCGAAGGCGTCATATTACTCATTAATCCACTCAACTCTTCCGAACTCATCCCTGCTGCACGCTGTAGAAGCGAGCCATCATCAGTATTATCACTTGTGCTTAATTCTGACGGGGATGCAGGCAAAGCGCTCTCTGCTTTTGACTGCGCCTCTTGTACCTTAGTTTTTGCTATTGCTTGCGCATTATCAGAGGAGGCTTCACCAAACTTTTGTTTCGTTTGACGAACCACTTCGGCAAAGCGTTCGGCACACGATTTGTGTTGCCATGCAGGATCGACGCGCAAAATATCATCAATATCAAGCGCGAGGGACCATTTATCCGGATCACCAGATTGCCAACTCGATAACTCTTGATTGCCTTTTAACGCCTCCAACACCTCACCTTCACCCTGATTAGGTTCGACAATAGGCGATTGAGGTTGCTTAGTCCCAACAGCTAACTGTGCAACCTGAGCATTTAAGCCTGTGATGATGGGAGCTATTTCAGGGTAGTCGTCTTTGAGACTGTCTATCATCTCTTTGGTCAGCTTAAAGTTCTCAGGGAGATCTGCAGGCTCTACCCCAAGTTCAATCAGCTGCTCATTGCGCACATCAAGCAAGCGTTTATCAAGTTCAGCTTTGGTTAATTCCTCTTGTGTGCTTGAAAGCACTTGTTTTAAGCGCTCATTTTCACGGCGTTCAGCCTCGAGCACTTCAAAAGGAATGGTATGAACGTTGTCTTTAGCCAGAATGACCGATGAAGTCTCTGGTGGTAATTGCGTTTGCTCCCCATCTACTACAGGCGCCGACACTGTAGAGTTCTCGACTTCTTCAACGGGTATAGCACCTTCCTTACCCTCTTCACTTAATTCAATAGGATCTCCTTTTGTATCGAGCCCCTCCTCCTGTTCGATATTGGCAACATCAAGGCTATCTAACATTGCTTCAAGCTCTTCAATGGTTTCATTACCGGTGATAGTAAATGCATCTGACATCTTGTTCTCCCATAATTAGACGTATCGTTGTCTGTACGGCTAAGGTCATTAAAACAACCCCCTTAGCCCTAGAGACGACAAAGCCCGCATAAAGCGGGCCTTACTGTCCATGAATGTGCACTACTCTTTTGCAGAGAAATATGCTCACCCATCACCTTCAGATATCGACTCATATCACTAACTTGTACTTACATGAGAACACGCTCTGGATCAGATACATCAGAAAGTCAGTACTCATTTCATTACCTTGTTTTGGCATAGCGCATTCTCTTTATTTAGATAATAAAAAACCGCAACGTGATAGCTGCGGTCTGTAAAATGCCACTCGATTTATTGTTTCCCCACATTGAGCTTTGCAATGATACCAACGTATCCATCCTCATAAAGAGCCAGAAAATCTCCGACCCGAGGCCTTGATTGTTTCACCAACTTAGAAGAGGCAAAATAGGAAACGATATATTGTTGTCTTGGATCTCGGATACGTAACTCCATCCCGCCTTCTTTCGCAATACATTTCACATCAACGATTTCAGCCAGTTTGATGATCCGCGAAGCCGGTGTTAGTGCAATTTGTACAAACCATGAGCTATAACGTTTTTTAAGGAGCTGACTCACATCAAAAGAAGAATAACTCATGGCTATACTCATTCTTTATTCCTTAAAGTGGTATCGCATCAATTTGCGCTTGCAAGTTAGCCATCATTTTCCCTTTTAAATCATCAATTTTAAGAGAGGTTTCTTCCATTTCCTGCAGTAGAAGTCCAGTCTGAGCTTGTGTTTTCGCGTTGCTGTACTTCTGGCTATCAGTCAACCCTTCTTCTTTACTAGCAAGCGCTTGCAGTCTTCGGGCTTCACCTTCAAGCTTACCCACTTTCGCTTGCATCTCTCTCATGGCAAGTTCCAGTTTCGCTGCTTCCTGCTGTTGTTGCTGCGCTGCGGCCTGTTGCTCTTCTGGTGTCATATCTTCTGCATCTTTCGGTATACCAAATACCTTACGGATACGCTCCATAAACTCGGCTTTGTTTGGGACATCAGATAAGTCAAGAACCAAATCCATCACCGCCGCTTGTGCTTGTGGTGGCAATTGCGACATTATGCGCGTCATTCGCTCTGCCAATTGAGATTTGTATGCTGCGGTCTGTTGCACAGGCGCTAGGGCAATATGCGCCCGCATTCGGGTCACATCGTTTGACACTCCCTCAGTCTCTGCTGTCTGGCCGTTGATAATGACCGTTTTTTTTCGCGACTTATCGTGCTTATTAATCACGACCTTATGATCGCGTACACTGCGTAAATCTTCCATGATGTATCCAAGCAACAATTCACCCAATAATTGAGCACCATAGCTGTAGTTGTCATTAATTTCAGCAAGTGACGTGGCTCCTTGCTCAACCAAGTTGGCAATCGCAATTCCTGAGCTGGCATTAGATTCCTGTCCCAAAAATGCACCATAGACTCCCATTGTGTCTTGAATAAGCTTCATCGACTCTTGCATTACAGAGAACTGCTGCGAGGCGATATTAAAGTCTTGTTGAACCTGAAAAGCTTCATTAATGGTATTTTTATTGCGGCGATCGGGATTGAGCTCAATGAGCCCATCAGGACGTTCCACTTCCTCACGCACTTGCTGTCGAGACATGTTAGTGGCGTCAACATCCATGATGATGCGTTTGGCTTGCAAAAGATACGTGAGTTTAATTCGACGAAAGTTAACTTCATTTTGAGCAGGAATGGCGCGAGCAATCAGTCCATAAGGTGCACCATTACTATCTTTTCGATATCCCCAGAATGGCACAATCGGATAACGCCCTTCTGGAGCATCACAGACCTTGCTGCCTAAAAAGAATGGGCCTGCGTACCAATTTTCAATGACACGAGAGAGCTGGGCATACTCAAGTTCGGCTTTTCCTGACGCAATGGCGGCAATATGAATGGGATTGTTTTCGTTATATTCGACAATGCGACCATTGGACAACTTGATGGCCAACGTTCTTTCGATGGTTCGGTAGTAGACAATCTGCAAGCGAACACGATCCCTAAGCGGTGCCATCCATTCGCTCTCTTCGCGAGTCCATGACTGACCTTCATCGTAAGCGGCGATAAGGTTGGGAGTCAGCCCTTCAATGCTGTCAACATTAACGAACATATCCCAGTTTGATATTGCCTGAGTAATGACATCTTTCTTATGGGGAAACATATTGATAAGCACATCGACATCACACCAACGCTTACGCATCACCCATCTGGCATCAGACCAGTCTTGTTCTTGACTAAACCAATCCCAAAACACCTCATCTCGGTGGATAAATCGAATTTTATACTTAGGGCCAAACAGATTAGGGTTACGGTACACTTCCACAAAACCCACACCTGCTTTGATCATACCGGCATAAGCATCTGAGCGTGCTTTATCAAACCGCCCTAAACGACAGGCATCAACGAACTCGGCATTGATAGCTTCGGCTATCAATTCATATTCATCATCAGGATCGTCTGCCATCACCAACAAATCCACTCGCGTCTTCGCTTCCATACCCAAGACGCCATCAATCGTTGGCGCAATTAAGTTATGTACGGTTTCAGGTTGCCCCCTTTCTTTCAGCTTTTTCTTTACTTCCGCAGGTAACTGATCGTTGTCATAGTAAGCGCACGCCAAATTTGCCACCGTTCGCCAATCGGGTTGAGCGTCAATGTCTGACATAATCATGAGTATCTTTGACTGCTCTATCTTGGTTGATTTTTCCATATATCCGGTTAACTTTTTCATGACTAATGACTCATCCAGTGTTCATTTGAGTCCCGTTTTAATGGCTCCACTTTCGCCGTGGCTGGCATTCTTGCGCGCATTTCTTGGGCGATAGCGTAACTCATGACCTGATCGTCATAACAACTTACTTGCGCGCTCATGCGGCCTTTACTGTCATACACAAAGGTATTCATCTCACCAACAGTGCCAACCCATCTGATCCCTGATACTTCATTTCGTATGAGATCTTTAAGTCCTTCAATCAAGATAGGTTTAGATTGAGCCGTCGTTAGCCAACCAAGACGAGCCGTTTCGTCATCATCATCTCGGTCAATGTATTGTTCTTGATAAATTCGAGAGACTGGATAGATTTTTTTAAACTCAAGAATAAAGGCGTGACCATGATTATTACGCTCAGGACCCACATAAGCTTTGTTGTACATAAGGCCAATATGCTTAGTTAAGTGTGCAAGCAAGCCAACATCAAGGTATCCGAACCAATGAGCAACCTGCTCGCCGGTATCTTTACGTACAACATCGATAGAACTCCTATCGTTACCTTCAAGACCTTCTGCAATATCAACACCGATAGCATAATCAATCTCATCTTCTGGCAGCTCCCAAACCAGTAACGAGTTAAGCAGTTTACGTTTCATTTCATCTGCACTTTGCTCGCGCAATCCTTGCTCTTTGGTTTTCTTACCTGTAACCGGATCAATATCGTAAATAATACGAGGTTTACTGCATTGACCTTCTGCAATCATGCATTTGATTGCGTTAAACACACGACGACCAGAAGTTAAGAACGCCTCAAGCGGTGTACTTGGAAATTCTTGCTTCATCAAGTCTTCTTGCTCAAATTCTTTGTTGACATACCATTGTTTCTGCTCATCAGAGAGCAAAACACCGGTTGCGGCTTCTACTGCAGCAAAGTAATCTCGCTGTGCTTTAGATAACACTAAGCCATGACTTGGTACCGCGGTTGCGTATTTAGGATCTTGAAACCAGGCAAAGAAATGAAATGCATAGTCCATTGGACCCATTGCACGACCAGAGCCTGCTAAATCAATGGCACTCATACTCATGGAATGAAAGTCACCGCCCACTCCTTCTGCGGTACTTTCAATAAACACTATCCCTTCAGTAGGCACCGCATTTAACGTTCCAGATTTCACTTCTTTGGCTTTTTGTGGATACCTAGCACAAATTTTACCGTGCTCACTGACATGAAGAACTTGTACCGTTCCGGAACGAAATGAGGTCGCAACTTGTATCGATGAGCCATTATTTAAAAAGAGTTTGCCGCCCGAGGCTCCCTCCCGCTTACTCACAACAGGAAACTCAGCTTGTAACCAAGCGGGCAAATTAGATAAAGGGATAAGCACCTTAGTTCTAAAAATCTCCCCCGCAGACGGTTGATCTTGAGCAATGATGCCGCATTTAATGCTTTCTTCCCAAAGCGCGGTATCGAGAATGAAAATATCAATGGAGGTGGAAAAACCAAGTTGACGCGCCTTTAAAATGATATTCTTCTCGCTCATGGAATCAAACAAAGCTACTTGCGCTGCTCGCATTTTAAAGGTAACTAATTCCCCTTTTTCATTCTCAATTCGATAGAGATTATTAAGACGCCACCACTTGTTACTGCAATTAGCCACAAACTGGATTTTCTGCTCGTCTTCACTGAGCGCGTAAAAATCTACCTCATCGCCACCACACTCCCGATTTGGTAAACGAGATAGCGGAATAAGCGCGGTTTTCATCGACTGTAACGTGTGGATCATGCCACCAAATAGGCTATGGGTTTGGTTACCATCCTCACTGAGCGCCTTGATTTCAAGGTCGAGCTTTTCATTCTTTCTATCGAAATTATCACACTGCTTATCGGTTAACTTATCAAGTCTATCTCGCGTCTCGATACGAGCTAACATATTAGTTAAGCGCAATTGCTTGGCTGATATTTTTCCATTAAGAGAAAAGATCTTATCCTGTAGAGAGCTAATAGCTTCATTACCCGCCTCTGTTGGCGGAACATTTAATGACTGAGCTAAGTCGAGATCTTCGTAATACGTGACAAGGCTATCACGCATGTTAGTCAACTCTATCTTCTCAAGTGCAATGACATCATCGTGCTGTATTGCCATACCCGCTGCTATTTGCGAAGGGGTGGCCATGATCCGAATGGAGTACCCGCCATGCTTTAAGCTGTATAGATTACCTACTCTGAACAGATTCTTAGGACTTGGATTGCCTTTGGCTTTTCGCTTTGAAGCACTGGTACTGGCTTTAGGTTTACTTTTTACTTCTTTTGCAAGTGTTGCTGCACTTTTCCCTGCCCTTATCATTCTTCTACAAGTATTGTAGTTAAGCCCTTTATCTTCAGCGAACTGTCTTAGACTTAGTGCTGATTGACCAAACTCTTGTCGAAGTAAGTCCCAATCAGTTTTTGCCATGATCTTTTTCCCACTTGAGGTAATCCGCAACGTATTGCGAGCAGGTTTGTAGTGCCGCTTTTAGCTTTAGGGTATCGATGACTAACTCTTGTGGCGTTGTTGCCGTAACGTTGGGTTTCTCACACTCTCTGATGAGACCTACTGGCGGATAGATATAAACCATCTCTGTTTTTACAACACTCTTAGTAGGACTGCTGCAAGCGCTTAATGACAGGATCAGGAAAAGAGGCAGCCATACATTCTTTATTGTTGAGTTCATTTCTAATGGCCTTAATATCATCTTCAAGCAAACGCTTCTGGGCCTTATTCTCCGCATCCCTCTTAGCCATCAACTTTACAAAGGAACTCCGCTCTTTGAGCAGAATCTCTATCTTAATATGGTTGTTGTCATTAATAGATTGCAGTGTAATCAGTTGTTGGTTTACGTCTGCCACTTCCTGTTTTGCGACCTCAAAAGAGGCCTTTAAAGTCTCAGCCTTAAAGCGATAGGCCGTCGATATGACAAGGGATAGAACAACAATGGCAACGGTTATCTTATTGAGCAGCACGCTCTAGCTCTTCTAGTATTTCTCTATCTAGTGGAAGCGCCTTTAATTTCGTCAGGGCTTGCTCTACTGATAGCTGTCCACGGCAAAGTTCTTGCTCAATTAGACGTCTTGCATAAACGCCATAGCAGTTGTTAGAGCGAATGGAGCAATCTCGGTTTGCAGCATAACGCCAGCGTGGAAACTCATCACACGCAGCAGTGTAATTGCCGTTTTTGAGGTATTGGTACAGAGTTGACTGACGCAGATTGCCAACACCGACATTGTAAGCAAAGTCCAAGACGGCAATATGAACACCGATCGGCAATTGCTGAGGGATTTCTTCAAGCGGTTTATTATGTTTGTTGAGCGAGCTTGCCAACATGTCATTACATTGTTCAACCGTAAAGGAATCGCCTTTTTTAATGCCAAGCGTTTCGCCATAACACGCGGTCCACACGTCTCCCACATCTTGATAGGCAACGGTTCTTAATCCTTCAAAGGCTCCAGTGACCGCTATTGCAGCGACTAATGTCACCTTGGTTAATTTATTCACGCTCAGATTTGCCTAACAGCTTTCGTGTCTCAAGCACGCGCCATACGGTGACGCTGATACCGATAATGGTTAAGGCAAGACCAATAAGAGCCGACCAATCCGAACCGTACATTGTAAAATCCCCATTAATTATTTGAGTCATGGTTGAGTTAAGCAATGACTGAGGATGTTCAAGAGAATTATGCAGGCTATACCCAATAACAGGCATAGAGCCTGCAGCACCTAGGGCATCAGTTTTATTAAGCATGTAAATTATCCAGATACAAAAAAGCCCCGCATAAGCGAGGCCTTGAAATATTGACGAAAAAAAACCTTGCGAAAGGCAGGCAAGGTTCTTTTCCCTGAAAGTCTTTCGACTGACAGCTACTGATAATCAGATTGGGATCTACATAAGTGTTAATAACACTCTCCCATTTTTGAAATTATTACTCCTAAAATTTTCGCTTGTCAATTCAGGCTGTGTATTTATGACAAAAAAAAAAGCCCTAAACTGATTGGTGAATTTAGGGAGGAAAGGTAATAAATCATATTATTATTGTTATGGAGAGATTGTGTTGCTATTTAGTTATAACTCTTTTTTATACAATAAAAAAGCCCCTGAATTGTGAAGTGACCCCATAAAGTTGGACATTTCTGTTAAACGGCTTGCAAGGCCTGATTTCGATACTCCATCGGAGTTAGGCCTTTTAATTTCACTTTAATTCGTTTGGTATTGTAATACTCGATGTATTCGTCAATATGAGCGATCAGATCATCAACTACCTTTTCGTATTCAGTTTATTCTCTAATTTGCGAGTGACTCAAGCTGCTCTAGGTTCAATCCAGTGATCTCAGCTATCATTGTTTGCTCCATACCAGCAAGCAACATCTTTTGCGCCATTTCAAACCTCGTTTCCTGACGTCCACGTTGTAACCCGATTTGTTCACCTTCTTGGCGACCTTCTTGATGCCCTTCTTGACGCCCTTCTTGACGACCTTCTCTACGTAACTGCTCTGCAATTCTCATGATTGTCTCCTCTTGCTCTGGGAGCTGTTTAGCCAGGCGACCAAATAAGGTTCGAAAATCTTGGGATTCGCCCATCTGAAAAATATAGTTAATAGCAACACTGTTTTGACTGCTATCAGTATAACCACTTTTTAGTAATCGAATAAGTACTGGTAGTAAGTCGTCAATATCCCGCTGATTGCGCGCGTGTTTGTGCAGGAACTCAAGTAAAGCCACTTTCTTGTGCTTTATGATTTCATCATCAGGCATCACCGTCAAATCAACCAACGAGAAAGGGGTGGTATAAACCGACTTAGCAAGCTCGGGCTCATCAAACATATCAAGCCAATTCATACTATCTGGGTACGGACTCTCTTTGCCATGGTAATACAAAATAGGGATCACCAACGGCAATTTATCATGCCCGGTTTTCATGTGCTGATACATCACCGCTATAGCATAACGCATTAACCGAAATGCCATATGATGATCACGACTGCTTTGATGTTCAATCAAAGTATAAACATAACCTATTCCTTGTTCTGTCTCCATTGAGTATAGAACATCAGACATGTAAGGATGAAGATCGTCTTCATCGATGTAAGAGCCCGCTTCTAACTTCAACGTATCGAGTTTACAGACACTTTGTAAGTACTTAGGCAAATAGAGCTCTAAGAACTCTTTTGCAGATTCTGGCACCGTCATAATAGCTTTAAACAGCGAATCATGCGGTGTTGGGATTTTAGCCATTAAGCATTCCTTTTAGTTATGCATCAATTACAACAAGATTGCTCAACAAACCACTCACTTTGCCAACGGCCTTTAATGATTGGGTAAAAAACTCGTATTAGTTAGGACCGCAAACTAATACGAGGAGAAGAGTTTCTTCAAATATAAGGCGTGTGAGCCATAAGTGACGTGAGAGCATCATCTATAGATTTCACATACCCCATAGAACTCTCACATCCCTCTTAGCCATTTTAAGCTACACATAATCTTTGCTGCTGACGACTCTTTTCCGTCACTACGAGGCAAATATGTAGAACAGATCACCCTCCCCTATAAATTATCCATTTTCGCCTGCACCTCAAATTCCTCACTAAAAACGTGCATGTTTTGTTGCAAAGTTACAAGGGGATTTTCGGGGTAAAAGTTGACGAGTGGATTTCCGATCTCGTTTTTTGCTGCTTTTTTAACCAATTTTGATGCTATTTATTGATTTTAATTTGTTTTTAAAAGTGATCATTTTCCATTTTTTGCAAAATGATCACTTTTTTGAAGGCCTGATTTTCTAAGTGTTTTAAGACGACTTGTAATTTCCAAACAAAATATTACATAGGATATTTCGCAATAATAATTAATCTATTTTCGTAGAATTTAACTAGGTTAAGTAACACTTCTAATGGGAATTAAAATGGCAGTTATTTATATAATTAATGGTCATTTATCCAAGAATACGTGCCGTTAAATCGAAAAAACACTGGAATTGGACTATCTAAAATCTCTAAAAACATCTTCCTCTGTGGAAGACATCCAAATTACGCTCTAGCCCTTGCTAGTATTGACTTAGCGCTATCTGCGGATTTCACGCCAGTGGCGTAATTGTGGCGTTATAAATAACTCACAGTTCTGAGATTAACCAGGTTTGACGCACATTACACTTTAGCCTGTTGATACTCGACTAAAATAACGAACGAACGATAGATGGATGACATCATTAGGATTTTGTAAAGATGAATGAAATGAATGTAGAGCTGACTATTTACCAGTTTGTAAAACGAGTCAGCTCAGGGGCGTTTACTCATGTAAACTTGGGAGGATAACATTGAGAGCTCGTCGCGGTTCATACGCAAGAACTCCCCTTTAATTAGAATTTGAAATATAGAAAAATCTTGTGTTTATCAAAAAAATATCTAACAAAATAAACGGCGATTCATTCCTGCTCTTTCCAGAATTCGTGTAGTTATCTCTTCTACTGACAAAAACGATGTATTGATATAGGGAATTGCCTCTCGTCTAAACAGCGCTTCTACCGTATCCAGCTCTAACTTACATTGTCCTGTACTCGCGTATTCGCTCCCTGATAAGCGATTTTCACGGATCTCATTTAGGCGATCTGGATTAATGGTTAAGCCAAATAACTTATGCCGATAGATTTCGAATTCGGGCAACAAACGCATTGAATTGATGTCTTCTGCGATAAACGGATAGTTAACTACACGTAAACCAAACTGCATTGCCATATAAAGACTTGTTGGCGTTTTACCACTTCGAGAGACTCCAAGAAGGATAATGTCTGCCTCTTTTAAACCTTTAAGTGTAAGGCCATCATCGTGGGCAAGAGTGTATTCAATTGCAGCGATACGATCGAAGTAAGTATCAGAATTTTTCTTCACGCTACGAGAACGCTGCATCTTGGGTTGAGGATCCATCTGGAGATCATCTTGTACCTTTTGAACAATGCTTTCTAGTACATCGTACTTGTACGCAGGAGCTTTAAGTAACATCTCCCGAATTTTGGGCACCACGATAGAAAAGAAAACTAGAGGTTGAACCCCATTTCGTTGGCATGAAATTTCGATTTCTTTGATGACATCAGCAACTTTGTCTTCGCTTTCAACAAAAGGAAATGTTTTTTCATTAGGAATAAAGGGAAACTGACTCAAAACAACATGTCCTAATGTCTCACATGTTATGGCCGTTCCGTCAGAAACATAGAACACATCACGACTTTGGGTTTTTATTTTCATTTTAGTTTAGTTGTTCAAATTAATTTGAGTAGGATGGCTTACATCATATTAATAAATGAGTTTGGCTTGCAATTACGTTTCCCACAACTTAAACAATTCTTCGGCATTTTTTTTGAGGTGGAATGTAATCGTTTGCTTTTGCGTTAGTCATGATAAGTTGTTGGCAGGTATTGCATTAGAAAATCTGGTTAGGCTCAGGCTGGGAAATCATCATAATTTCCCTCATCTTCAATGACGGCTATGACCCCCATATTTTATCTTGCGAGTATAGACACAGTTCGAGGTCAGTATTGATCCCTATAAAACTACAATGTTTTTGGAGGAATATATGCAACAAAACACGCTCTGGTTTAATAAGCTATCTATGAATGACGTCGATAAAGTCGGCGGTAAAAATGCTTCACTTGGTGAAATGGTTTCTAATTTAACCAATGTTGGAGTATCCGTGCCAAACGGTTTTGCAACAACTTCGTATGCATTTAACCAATTCCTTGATTATGAAGGATTGGATGAGCGTATTCATCAACTACTTGATGAGCTGGATGTTGAGGATGTTGAAGCTCTACGCAAGACAGGTGCTACCATTCGACAATGGGTAGTAGAAGCCCCATTCCCTGCAGATCTTGAACAAGACATCCGTGATAATTATCAGGAACTGATAAATAATCATCCTGATATCTCTGTTGCCGTTCGCTCTTCTGCAACAGCAGAGGATCTACCGGATGCGTCATTTGCAGGTCAGCAAGAGACCTTCTTAAACGTAAAAGGTATTGACTCCGTACTTGAAGCCACCAAACTTGTTTATGCATCTTTGTTCAATGACCGTGCAATTTCATATCGTGTACATCAAGGTTTTAACCACCGTGGTATTTCATTATCGGCTGGTATTCAACGTATGGTACGTTCAGATAAAGCCTCTTCTGGCGTGATGTTTACCCTAGATACAGAGTCAGGCTTCGACCAAGTTGTATTCATTACATCTTCATGGGGTTTAGGCGAAATGGTGGTTCAAGGGGCTGTTAATCCTGATGAATTTTACGTTCACAAACCAATGTTAGAAGCGGGTCAACACTCTATCGTTAAGAAGACATTTGGATCCAAGCAAATAAAGATGATTTATTCAAACCGTCAAGAGCTTGGTAAGCAAGTTGAAATCATTGATACATCTGTTGAAGAACGCAATACTTTCTCTTTGAACGACAAAGAGATCGAAGAACTCGCTAAGCAGGCTATGATCATCGAGAAGCATTACCAGCGACCTATGGATATTGAGTGGGCAAAAGACGGTATCGACGGCACACTTTACATCGTACAAGCGCGGCCAGAAACGGTATGTTCTCAAAATAAGCAAAATATAGTAGAACGTTACGAGCTAAGTAATAAAGCAGAAGTATTGGTTGAAGGACGAGCCATTGGTCAACGTATCGGTAAAGGTCCCGTACGTTTAATTCATTCTTTGGACCAAATGTCCTTGGTACAAGATGGTGATGTACTGGTTACCGACATGACAGATCCAGACTGGGAACCGGTGATGAAGAAAGCTTCTGCAATTGTGACGAATCGAGGTGGTCGAACTTGTCACGCGGCAATCATTGCTCGAGAGCTTGGTATTCCAGCTATTGTTGGTTGCGGTGATGCTTCAAGCAAACTTGCAGATGGCAGATATGTTACCGTCTCGTGTGCTGAAGGCGAAACAGGTTATGTCTACCAAGGCGAGTTAGAATTTGAAGTAAAACGCTCGTCAGTCGATGAACTTCCACGACTCCCTATTAAAGTGATGATGAACGTAGGAAATCCCGATCGCGCCTTTGATTTTGCACAGATCCCAAATGAAGGTGTTGGTCTTGCTCGTCTTGAATTTATCATCAATAAAATGATTGGTATTCATCCGAAGGCACTGATCAATTTTGATATGCAAAGCGATGACTTAAAAGAAGAAATCAGTAAACGTATTCGTGGTTATAAGGATCCAATTGATTTCTATGTCAGCAAATTAACAGAAGGCATCGCAACTATCGCATCAGCATTTTGGCCAAAACGCGTCATTGTTCGTATGTCTGACTTCAAATCAAACGAGTACAGTAACTTGGTTGGTGGTAAAGGCTACGAACCAGTTGAAGAGAATCCTATGCTAGGTTTCCGCGGTGCATCTCGTTACATATCACCCGTTTTTAGTGACTGTTTCGAACTAGAAACGCAGGCGATTAAACGAGTTCGTAATGAAATGGGTCTAAAAAACGTTGAAATCATGATCCCATTCGTTCGTACACTAAGTGAGGCCTCATCGGTTATTGACTTACTTGCTAAGCACAACCTACGTCGAGGAGACCAAGGTCTGAGGATCATCATGATGTGTGAATTACCATCAAACGCAGTGCTTGCCGATGAATTCTTAAAGTACTTTGATGGCTTCTCTATCGGTTCAAACGACATGACTCAGCTCACTCTGGGCCTTGACCGTGATTCTGGTGATGTTGCTCTACTATTTGATGAACGCAACCCTGCAGTAAAAGCTATGCTAAAAATGGCGATTGACGCTGCAACTAAAGCAGGTAAATACGTGGGTATTTGCGGCCAGGGACCATCAGACCATGATGATTTTGCACAATGGTTAATGGACCAAGGGATCAACTCTGTCTCACTTAACCCAGACACAATTATCGATACTTGGTTGAAGTTAGGAAAATAAGAAGTATGACTGTCTAAAGCTCGCTTATTTAGCGAGCTTTATGATAATAAAATACCAAATAACGTGTTATGCCATAACTGCAATGCTTTAAGCTTCTGCTCTTCGGCTTGTGTGTGAATATAGGCTTCATCAAGTTTACTCATCGTATGATTTAATAATCGCTCGGCTACCCAATAATCAATACCTAGTTGGATCCACATTGTTCTCGCTAATTTTCTTAAATCGTGAGATTGCCATTGTCCACAACTGATTTTTTGAATTATTTTATTCGCTTCATTTTCACTTAAACACGTACCTTTAGTGTTACTCGGAAATAAATAAACCCCTCTATAACCTTTCGATAACTGCAAATCACGATGCTCGTAAAGCCATCTTACAGCCTTAGGTGTTAGCATTATCGTGTGTTCAGGACATTTCCCTTTTGTTAATGATTCTGGTATTACCAAGCATTTAGATTGCCAATCAATATGAGACCATCGTAGCTGCCTTGTCTCTCCTATTCTGGTTCCATGCATCAGCATAAATGTGGGTAAGCGGCCTGATATTGATTTTTGTTCGAGCAAATTAACCCAGAGAGACTCAAGGTGCTGAGGTAGTAAGGCACTAGGTTTACCTTTAATCTTGCAATTAAAAAAATCGGTAAAAACAATGTCTGACAATGGGTTACATGTCAATCTCTCTTGCTTAAACGCCACTCTAAAGACTCGCTTTAATAATACAAAGTGCTGCCTTACCGTAGAGACCGCCATCTTACCTTGAAGCGGCCATATCAGCTCATCTTCAATTAATGATGGTGATACATCACTGATTTGTTCTCCCCCAAGCAGAGGGATCAGATGTTTGGTAATACTACTTTTTATATTGCGCTTTCTCTTTATACTCAGAGATCTGTCTATACTAGAACGCTCTAAATACCATTGTAGTAATTCTCTAATATAAACCCATTCATTCAATGAAGGAGGACGATTGGAGGCAGCGATCAGCAATAACTCTTCTTTTGCTTTTAATATGCGTTCAGCACTGAGTGATGGCCATGTGCCTATTTTATGTCGCTGACGAGAAGATTCTTTGTACATGACCAGGTACCAGGTCGCAGACAAACGCTTTTTGTGCGGCCTTAGAACAAATGAGGAACCAATGCCGACAAGCTCACTGACATTATCATTTAACAACGCCTTACGAATGGCAGAATCTGTTAACTTAATACTTAAATGACTCATTCTTTAATATTGCGTTATCTAATTGACTGAAGATATCTAAGGTATACAACGCTTCATGTCTTGCATCATGCAAAGCGTGGTGCTTTATCCCGTCAAAGTCATCATATTTTGGATCGATACCAAGCAGTAGCCGTCCCATGAGTACAACAGTTCGAATGGACTGATTACCCCCATGATGCCATGGCACCTCAAGTCCTGCTCTGTCATACGCATTAGCTAAAATAACATTGTCAAATTCAGGGCCGTTACCAAAAAGCTGAATCTTCTTCTTATCAAAAACGTCATTTAAAAACTTACCAAGCATCTGCAGAGCAATAGGCAGTCGGATTCGACTAAGATTAGAGTCATATAATTCGTTATAAGCCATAGGATAAAGCGCTTGTTGATCATGCCACCATTTTACGGTGTGAGATTCAATATCTCGACCAGGCTGAGTATCGAGATCGATACGGACATAAAAATTCGATACTTCTTTGCGCTCTAGTAAATCAATGATCACACAACCGATTGAACCAATTACAGCATTAGGTTTTCGTGATAACGTTTCTAAATCGGCCACCGCAACCAAGGATGAAAGCCCCAACGCTTCCAGTTTGTTTTTATCAATCACACTCTCGTTCCTTTATCTTTTGTTCTTTAATCGCTTTAGCAGCAAGAAACACTTTAAAATCTAAGTCACGAACACTCTCATCAATAAAGAGAGCAACATGACTTAACTCTGACGAACTTATTGTTATTCCTTGATTTTTTATGTAACGGTGCAATATTTTTTGCTCATAGCCTATTCGTCCATTACCGGCACAAGATGGGCATTGATATAACCCGGCGCTGATCCGGCCAACGCCTGAACATCGAGGGCACTTATTGGTTTTCTCAACACGCCTACTGATGGACGCTTCTGTACTGGATTGCAATGTTCGTAATTGCTTAATAAGTAACGTGATAGTACTCCTATCCTCCATCGACTCAGCTTTTTTGAGTCGCTTTGTGAGTAGTTTACGTTGATACTTATAATGGTTACCCAATGCACCATAAGCTCGATACAGTGACATAACATGACTTTTATGACTGGGTGGGACTACCTCACAAAAGAGCGATAGAGCTTCGCTAATGGCAATACGTTTCAATGGCTCAGCCAATGAAGAAGGGCCCGCTAACAACTCGTTTGCTAACCGAATAGCCGCTTGTAAATCATCGAGGTATTTAGCTTTTATTGCATCGTAACCCACTCTATGTTCTTTATTATTTAATGCTACAGACAAAGAGGCGATCAGTACGTCTTTTGAAATTGGTTTACTCTTATTTCTCGTATTAGATGTATTGCATAATCGCTGTGATTTAGCACTATGCAGTGAAACAATCATTTCAATTGCGTTCATCACAAAATCCCAATCAAATAATTAATCAAGTTATTGTCTCATACGTCTCATTAGTTCTTTCCATTTATTAAACTTTTCCTACTTCATATAAAATAATAGCACTCTAATAGTGGATTTAACTCCTTAAAATCATTGTTATTTATTAATAAGCTTTTGTCTTTGCAAATATAATAGACGATCAAATGGTGGACTATTTTGAGTTCTCTTAATAACCCCTTCTAATGTATTTAAATACGCAAGTTCATCGTTGGTTGGACTTTCTATCTCTCGTTCAACCGTAATATCTAACATTCCTTCTATTTCTATCACATTAACAATCAGTCTCGGCATAATTACATCCATTGTAATTAACAAGGAGTATATTTTACTCATTAATTACACCACCTTGAGTCACATTTACTTTAAGGAGCTAATTTGTTGCATGTATCATTGATCGATTTCGCTTTCTCTGACACTCCACAGATAGCAACACGATCACATTCGTCAGCCAGCTCTAACAGATATTCGATAAATTCTGGAGTCTGCCAGTACCCTAAAATCTCCCCATCTTCTTTAACTGCACGGTCAGAGCCTTTTCTTACCGTTCTCAACGCTGCTGCCACTTGTCTCAAGGCTATATCTAGCTTGATATCCAGTAACGTTTCCATATTCAAACACTCCTTATCAACTCAGCAACAGTTACGCATTGCATCAAGATGGACTTGTTTTGACACAAAAATATGTTGCGACACGAATATTGCTACGACTCTATCTTCTGTGTCTTAAATTCATAACAAACTTGAATAAATCTATCATTGAAATTACGAACACTTTTTATATATTAATAGTCTTTCCATATAACTAAATCCTCTAATTTATTAATATTTACCCCAAACATACTGAAGGAATTTTTTGAGTGATATCATATAGCGTTAATTTTTTTATATTATGATAGACAGACCTATAGATCGCCTGTTCCATTTTATTAAAAGATTTATTATTAAATGAGTTTAATACCTGAATTATTGCTATTTTATTCGCTTCTTTATTTAAAGTATATCCCCCTCCAGGTCCTCTACTTGATTTTATATATCCATCCCTTTTTAATACTGCCAAAATTTGTTCTATATACGAGACACTAGAGCTCGTACTTATTGCTAACTCTCTGCTTGTTATTTTTTCATTCGTATTAATATGAATTAATATATTAATAGCAATAAATTGCGGCCCTGTCATAAATAAGTACCTTTATTATCTATTTATAGATCTAGTAAGCACTGAAAACATATAAAAAGTGATTGTTTTTACTATGCTTATTTTACCATACAGAACAAAAAACACCCAGATAAACTGTGATTTTTATGGGCATTAGTTGTTTAGATGCAAGAGCAATTTATTGATGAATACGTTATTTATAACGACAACCTTTTATTAATTAATGAAAGAAATCCTCAATTACCGATTGTACTTTTTCAATATCATTCGAATTTAATTTTCAAAGTGTTTTTCTTATTCTACGCTTATCAATAACACGCATTTGATCAATAGCGAGTTCACTTTTCGTTTTTGGACCTGTAACCAGCGGTCTAAATGGCTAACCTCGATGCTCTGATGTCATTGGAGCGATAATAACTGTGCCAAGAACATTGTTTAAATCAGTCGGAGAAACAATAACACACGGTCGTGTTTTATTATATTCAGATCCAATCATTGGGTCTAAATCAACCAATACAACACTAAATTTATCTACCATGCTTCACCGCCATCCCATTCATCCATCGATTCGTCTTGCAAGTGGCCAAACTCTTGTTCCATCATGTCCACTTCTTCTTGTACGCTTCGCTCACAAACGCTCTCAGCCCACCCATCACGAGGTGTTTTTACTTTTTCAAAAACAACAGAATCGTGATTTACACTCATATCAAACTCATCCCCAACATCAATTTTTAAGTCACAAAGAACATTCGGTGGGATTCGAAGAACGGCAGAATTGCCACTTTTCCGAACTTATACTCTCATAATAACCTCTTACTTAACGCCATATAGCATGTATTACAATGTAATACATGCTATATGGCACGCAACCTTTCTTTGTATGGCCACCGCGAAGCGGTAATAAACTTCACTAAACTTATCACGAGCTCAATCATGACTGTCGAATGACAAAAGAAAGAATCCACAACGGATAACTGTCAGAGTCCACAAAGAGTCATGGATGGCATTTATACTTTTGCATCAAAGAATGGGGCCCGTTAAATTTCTACTCAAGCGATAGGTCCATCTAAGCCTTAGTGACACTGTGACAAATCACCATCACAAAAGGTTATTAGAAATTTAATGGGATGTACTTTTAAAAGGTCTCACCTTTATCCTCAATATCCACAGTTTTGCACTGCTAAGTAATAAGAATTAATTGTTATTACTTCTACGTTAATAGTTATGCCTCTAAATACCCTGTCGCTTGCACAACAACCTCAGTTCTCGTATGCAGCAACGGTGGATAAGTGACAAACAAAAAGATTCTACACACTAAAAAGGATCATGTGATCAAAAGCAGTTATCCACAAAGGTGATCACTAACCTGCACAACGATCATTTTTTAGTCGACTTAATGCTTAAAACAATCAATAGCAAAAAGCCCTTGCAGAACACCTGTAAGGGCTTTTGTTTCCAATTGTATGGATATTAGGATAAGCAGCTAATCGTCGCAATTATGCTGTTTTAAACGCTCATGACAGGCTTTAATAAAACCATTCACTTGGTGATTAACTTCTGTTGGTGTCAACTTGGACAAACCACCCCGATCATCTAATCTTTGATGCACAATGCGTACTTTTTCGGATCGAGTTAACGCCGAACACACTTTCTTGGCAATTGTGCTGTCGGAAATAGCTTTTGCCCGCTTAGCAATGGTGTTTTCCCATACATCATCTCGCAAAGACAGAAGTCGTTGATAAAGGCCTCTACCTGACTCCTGAGTTTCATTTTCATCTTTGGATAAGAATGCCTGGATAAGTTTATTACCAGCCGTCTTGCCTGCAAGGAAGGCAAAGGCATCTTCGATATAATAGATATTATTAAATGGGATCCCTTTTTTATCGCAGACAATACCTGCTTGAGGATCTCTTGGGTCGTTATTACCAATAAAAGCGTGACGCAATAGGCCTGCTTTAACCATACTAGATAGCATTCGTGAAATGGTAGATTGATCGACCCCCAATCTTTGCGCGATTTGTTTTTGGGTAGTTGAGCTATTAGAAAAAGACCTTGTACGTAGATCGGTGTTGACAACAATCAGCTTGCACAATTCATCAAAAAGATTACGGCGACTTATTCGAGCAAATAACTCTAAGCCAATTTTCTTTAGGTACGCCAAGAAGCCCGCGTTAGAACGAGCCCCTTCTTTACGAAAGACGTTGTACACATCAGATAAACCAGAAGGTAAGCGAGCTTTTTTACCTTTCTTAACTTTGGCACTAGCCCAGCCTGCGTATTTTGCAAACTCTAAGCTAAGTGGATCTGATGTTAATACGTCGGCAGTCACTACTGATCGACCTTTTGGTAAAGATTTATACCCGATTGGTTAACATTTACATCAGATTGGTGAATTTTTTCTTCAGCCTCTCCTGTAGGGAAAGGTGCCACTAAACATAGCGAGTTGCTGAAGCCATCCTCTAACTGCTTTGCTTTATCTTGCTTAAACCCAGCTTCAATTGCTGCATCATATAATTTCAGAGTAAGAGCAGAATCTACCACTGTTGTGGGTAAGAAACCGTCACACCAGATATTGGCCATTAGTATTCGTGAATTTGGCTCAATTTCTGGATTAAAAGGAAATATGATGCTAGTTAGCGGCATAGAGAGAAGGCAATAATCGCTACTATCATCACGAAATTTAATCGTATGCGTATTATCCGACGCTACTGCATTTAGACTGGAGAGTTCGATTCTCATTTGTCATTCCTCGAAAGTGAATTAAATGTATCTGACGCGACAGTGACAGACATTTACTAAATGACTTCTTGGGTATTGAGTTGAGGCTGAGGTCTTGCATCGTGCACAATTGAGTGGATGTTAGTTTTTTTGTCAAGATCCTCTAATGACGGGGGTTTAAGATAAATACCATTAGTGTGTGTTTTAGGGGGAAGCACATCTAAACGAGTAAAGCCTAGCTCCACTGCTTGGCAGTAGAGATTTTCTACGATATCACCACAGAATGTTGTCACAGAGAAATCCGAATCATTGCAAACATGTGCCATCAAAATTTCCCATTTATCTTTACTGTCAGGGTCTGCTGTAAATTCAATGAGAGTGCATGGAATAGTGTTATATAAAACACCATCATCGAGTAACCATATATGAAAATCCATTTCGCCGGATTCATCGATAAACGTTGAGATTTTCAATTCAATAGTCATGGCTTTATTTATTTCCTTGTAGGTAATAAAAAAACTGCCCTTTTGAAGGACACATAACATTCATAACAAGTGTTGAGGTATAACCTTTGTCTTGAATTAAACGCTCCCACATCGCTTCAGCTTTAATTTCGTACAAGGCTTTTACCGGCGCTTTATTATTTTCCATCTCGATAACTAACTCTTTTGGATAAGAGTTGATTAACTTCAGCGTGTCACTAACGACGAAATAGCGATATCCCTTTTCCATTACGAAAGTCTCCTTTTCATCTATGCAAGCGAGCTTCTCAAGCCCTCTTGCTCTAAATTAAAACGGCAATCCCTTATCAAAGTGAATGAGGCGTCGCCACTGGCTTTTCTCAACGAGAGTATCGGCACAATCTCGAACCAGAAGAGACACCGCAGCGCAAAAGAAAAGCCGTTTTAATACATGAGAAGATACGGACTCGTGTTGAATAGTTAGCTTGTGCAATTCAGCGACTAACAAACAATCACATCTCGGTTTTCTCGATAAACGTTTTAAACGGTAAATTTGCTTAAACAATTCTTTCTCTGTCATAAAAAATACCTTCCTTGGTCCTAGCTTTACTCGATTGACACTGCAATGTGACGCAATTCCATTTGCAGTAGGTTTTATTGCGACAAAAAAATAGCTTATTCCCTATACCGCTATAACGGCATTGGTGATAAGCCATTTTCTACTCGCTCAGCTTGAAGTTGAATTAAACGAGCAAGCTCGCCATTGCCATTGTCATAAGCCATGTCAGCAAGAGTATTTAATTGATATGCTAATCGATTATTAAGGCGGATTGTGCAAAATTCAGATGTATGAGGGGGTGTCTCATTTTCTGAGTAACCAGAAGTTATAAATTGATAGCGGTTAATTGCTGTATTAACGATATCGAGCATAGAATTAGTTGTTTTCTGGCACATTATATTCTCCCCCTTAAATCTATATCGCCTCTATAACGAATACATATCGTTAGGAACACGCACATCCCAATCAGCAGCTTCCATCGAGGTAAGAAACATTTTGGCGCGATTAACATACCGCTTACCGCCTTTTACCTTCTGTATAACTGGAATATTTCCATCATCAGCTTGCTTAGCAACGGCTCTGACAGTTTGTTTTGTCTTTTCAGCCCATTGCTCAAGCGTCATTGGATCTAGATCTACCTTCAAAACAATAACGGGACGCTCATCTTTCTTGCTCATTTCGTGTATCCTCTGAAAGTTTGAGTAGGAGTGATCAGAAGTGGTCACATGAAAAACCACCGCTTTGACATGATAGTACCACCGCATGCGAGGTAATAGAAGTATGGCATTTGAAAAAAAGCTAAAAGCAATCATTAAGGAAGAGCGTTATACACAACGTCAATTTGCTGAAATGGTTGGTATCCCATTAAGTTCTTTAGAAAATTATCTATCAGGAAGACGAGAGCCCCCATATAGTGTTGTTGTTAAAATTGTGACGCATCCTAAATTTTCACAATACACGATGTGGCTAATGGGTGGAGAAGTTCAACCTGGCTCCGGTCAAGTTTGCCCGGATTTCTCAACTCAAGAGCAATGCGGGCTCGTAAGCTCAGATTCGCAGAAAAAAGCTTAACGACATACGCTAAACCATTTTACCGTTGGGGAGGACATTTCAATGTCTATTAAATCTATCCCAAACGGTTATGAAGTCGATTGTCGTCCACAAGGGCGATGCGGTAAGAGATATAGAAAAAAATTCAAAACCAAGGCTGAAGCAACTCAATATGAGCGTTGGCTTTTGGCGACAAGAACCCAAAAAGGTTGGTTAGAGAAGCCTAAAGACAAGCGCAGATTAAATGACTTGATTGAGCTTTGGTATATATATAAAGGGCAGCAACTAAAAAGTGGTCATTCCAATAAACTCAAACTTTATGCATTATCGCGTGAACTAGGCAATCCAAGAGCTTGTAATATTTCTAAGCGTATGTTTGCGGATTACCGTGCAAAAAGATTAAGTGATGGAATATCAATAAGCACAATAAACCGCACTCAAAATTTATTAAGTGGTGTTTTCACAACACTGATAGATATTGAGGAATATTTCTCCGAACATCCTATTAAAGGAATGGTTAGACCTAAGCCCAAAGCTCGAGAAATGAGTTTCTTAACTATGGAAGAAGTTAAAAGACTTCTAAATGCTCTTGAAGGAGATGCTTTAAATGTAGCAAAGCTATGTTTATCTACTGGAGCACGCTGGAGCGAAGCCGCAAACCTTAAGGGATCAAATCTTCAATCAAATAGAGTGACGTTTGTAGATACTAAAAATGGGAAAAATAGAACAATACCAATTAGCCCTGAATTATTAGCAGATATTTATACGGGGAAAAACGGTAATTTGTTTGATGTTTCTTATACTGAATTTAGAAATACAATTCATTCTTTAGGATTTGATTTACCTAGAGGCCAGGCAAGTCATGTTTTACGACATACCTTTGCTAGCCACTTTATGATGAACGGGGGAAATATTCTGACACTTCAAAAGATACTTGGGCACAGTACAATTACGCAAACTATGACGTATGCGCATCTTGCTCCTGATTATCTCAATGAAGCAATGGAACTAAATCCGTTGTCCACAATTTGA